CGCGCAGCGCTTCCGCATTCGCCAGGCTGCCGGTGGTCGCGTCGGTGACGGGGGTTTCGCGCACGCCATCGCGGACGATGTAAATCCGATCCCCGGCCACGTCTCGCACGCAGGCGAGGCGATGAAGAACACCGGGAGTGAGCGCGGCGGCAGTGGTGATGGTCGTAACGTTCGTGCCGTCTTTGATGCGGAAATTGAGCTTCCCGTCGCTGCCCAGATAGGCCGCCCAGCCCGCAGAAGCAGCGGCCAGAGCCGCCGTCTTCGCTGCGATCACCTGGGTGCCGGTGGGGATGCCAGGCATCCGGAGCAGCAGGCAGAGGGTGAAGGGGTCCGCAGCCGCGAAGTCGAGGTTCGCGTTGTCCGCGACTTCCAGGTAGTCGTCCGAGCCGAAGATCAGGAGCGGGCGGTCTACCGCCGAGGCCCGCTTGCCGCTCGCCGCGCGGTTGATGGTGACGGTGGCCGCGTTGACCGATTTCTCCGCGAAGCTGGCGAAGGGGGACGTGAACACGGCGGGGTCGGTGAAATCGGCATCATAGGCCAGCGTGCCGCCGATGCCGTTGTAAATCTGCGCCCGGTACGTCACGCCGTTGAGCGGCAGGGTGGTGAGCGTGTGGATACCGATCTCAACCGGCGCGGTTGCGCTGTCGAAAAGTTCCCCGGTCGTCCCCACGCCCGCCGCGCCCAACGCGGTCCACGTCACGAAATCAGAGGAGGTGTAGAACTGGATTTCCCCGGTAGTGGGATCCCGCGTCACCCGGATGCCCATCGCGGCACGGTCGGCAATTACCGGCATTTCGGGCGCCACAGCAGACAGCCCAACCGTGCCGTCGAGGCTGTAGAACAGTTCGGGCCGCCCACTGGTGGCGATGGTCATTGCATAGCAACGCTGATTGCCGGTGGTGGTGTAGCGAGCCAGCAGCGCCATCCGAGCGCCAGGGGTCCAATCCGACAGCCAGCCATACCAGCGCAGGTCCAGCGCCCCGGTGATCCTGACGGCGGCATTGGCGGGGGAACTGGCCGAGTTGTTAATCAGCCCCGGATGGTACAGCCCGCGCAGGTGATCGGATTGATACACCCACGTCGGATCGTTGGCGTCCGCGCCCGTTGTCGAGCCCACCTGGGCATTGTTCCCGTTCCCGCTCTCGTCATAGATCGTGCCCGCGCCGTTGTAGGAGACGGCGCGCAGCAGCAAGGAGCGGTTGGCGGCCAGCGGGTTCGCGATACTCGCCACGCCGCCGCCAAAGCTAGGGAGAGAGGGGATGCTGGCGATGCGCATGGCTTAGTCGTACTCATCCAGCACAGCGACCGAGGGCGTGCCACTGGCGGCGATCCCTTGCAACAGGCCGACCCAGGTAAGCTCGATGCTCTCCCCGGCCTTTAACTCCATCCCGTTGCCACTGGTGACAGTTGCCGGGCCGAGGTAGACGGTAATAGCCGCATCGAGGTTCTTCACCGTCACACGGCGGCGAGTAGCGCGAGCAATGGCCACGGTCGCCGCTGTGGTAGAGAGCGCGACCTGGGACGACGCGAGGTTGGTAGCGCCAGGTTCGCGGGTCTGGGTGTAGAGCGGGGCGGCCGCGCTGCCGCCTATCGCCGCCCCTGCTCCGTTGGCGAGGATTACCTCGTCTCGCCAAAGGTTGTCCGCGCCCATCTGCCCGGCGCGAGGTCCTTTTGGATCAGCAGTAGACACAGGGACCTCCTAGCCGGGATGGGCCGGTTCCCACTCCACCACCAGGAGCAGCGCGGGCAGGTCGGCGGCTGCGCCTTGCGTGATCGCTACGCGCAGCGTCTCGTTCGCGGCCAGCTTCCCATGCACGGCAGAGATGCTGCCGAGGTCGGCGTAGACGCTCGCTGCCGGGGGCTGGTTGGCGGTGTTGTAAGTCTTCGTCAGCACCGCGTTGCCCGCGCCATCCGTGAACGCCAGCACGGCGGTATTGGCGTTGTCGATCCCGGCGCTGTCCCCTTGGGGCAGAATGCCGAGGTAGCGCAGCGTCGCGCCGCCGCGTGGGGCGCAGAAGATCGCGACAGCGGCGAGGTCCGCACCTGCCGCAAGGTCCGCAATCGGGACTAGTTCCTGGTGTCCGCGCGCATTGACGGACATGTTGTCAGCTTCAATCGGCACAGCCGTTCTCCACGGAAAAGCCCCTGGATCACTCCAGGGGCTAGCTGCTAGCAGGGTATTCGTGCAGGCGCTTTACTTCTGCGCCTTCTGGCGGTTCACTTCCTGGCCCGGCGTGGCAATCGGCTGCACCGGCTCGGCTGGCTCCTGCGGGACCATCGACGGGCGCGGCTCGGCACGCTTGGCCGATTGGTCCTTGTCTTCCAGGTCCGCCGCAATCCGCTCCTCGCGCAGGTGCTGCTTGATCTTCTTCAGCAGTTCCTGGTAGCTGTCCGCTTCCAGGCCGGTTTCGTCATCCCGGAACACCTGCGGCACCTGCTCCTCGTAGACCGCCTGCACCGGCTCGTTTTCCAGGTTGAACGGCTTATCGCCCTGCTGGAACTTCGCGTAAACGAAGTTGGCAATCTCCTCGGGGAAGATCGCGTTAGAGTTGGGCGGGAGAACGATGTCGAGGTTCCCCCACTTCGCTTCCAGGGTCCGGTCGTCGTTGTTGGTCAGGCGGTGCGCCTGTCCGTTGAAGCCCGCCGTACCATGGAATATCGGTACGACCTTCTTCAGCTTGTCTTTGGCTGGCATGGAACTAGCCTCCGTGCGCGGCTTTTACGCCGTCGATCACGTCTTCGGCGGTGTAGCGCGGCTGTCCGCGTTCCGCCTGCTCAATCCAGGGGCGCACATACTCGCCCATCGCGGCAATCTCGTCTTTGTCCCGATCCCAATCCCCCCGCTGCACCCGCTCGTTCGTGGCCTGGATGCCCTGGATGAGCTTTTGCGGGCTGCGTCCTGGCTGCGCCTGGTCCATCGCGTGCAGGCGAACCTGGATCGGGTAGTTGTCCGGGTGGACAAACGCCCCGCCCTGGCCCTCCAGAACGTGGATCAAGGCTTGCTCGCCGCTCGGGCAGTCGCGCCAGATTTCATACCGGAGCGTCTTCGCGTTGAAGGCGGTATACAGGCGGCTCTCGCTGCTATGCAGCCGCGCATCCGTCCGTTTGCACACGTCCTTAACGGACGCGGCTCCGGTCTGCGCGGTGCTGTGGTGGGGGGAAAGGCTCATAGGTCTTCCGAGAAAGCGACCCCGGAAGCTTCCGGGGTCAGGTCAACGCAGGGCAAGCCTACGTGTCGATCAGGTCATCAATCCGGGTGTGCCGGTTGCAGCGCGTGGCGGCCAGGGTTCCGTACTCGGCCATGTAGCCGGTGTACTCGTCCTTGTTCGTCACCTGCCGCATCACCCGCCCGTCGATGTCGTCCACCACCTCTAGCGGCGTGAGCTGCACCTGAAGCAGGTCTGGCTCGTGCACGAGGTAGATTTTCTTGGGGCGGATCATCCGGTCGAAGAACCACGGAATGGTTCCGCCCGGCGTGGTGTGTTCGATCCCTTCGAAGCCACCATCGAACTTCTTCGTGCCCACGTACCGCCGGTCGGCGGTCAGCAGGTCCACGTACTTCAGTCCGAGGGCATAGTTCGAGTAGATGGCGGTCGGCCACCCACCTGCGCCGCTCTGTTCCGCCCGCGCTGCCGCCTGGTTCAGGAGCGAGATGGTGAGCGGGCGGTCGGTGCCGCTGTTGCCCATCACGCCGCTTTTCAGCCAGGAGTTGCCCGCTGTGGCCCGGTTCAGGCCCTGGAACACGCCGACATAGGTGCCGTCATCCACGATGCCCGCGAGACCCATCATCTCGTTGCCCCGGCTGTCCTCGCGGAAGACGTAACTGTTGTCGTTACAGGTCTGCGAGGAAGCCAGCGTGATGCTGGTCGCGGAGTTGATCGCGGTGATCCGGATGCTGTTCACATCCTGGGAACCGCCGCTTTCCGCCGTGTAGACATCAATCACCATGCCCTCGCGGAGCAGGGTGGTATCGTCTACCGTCTGGGTGGCGCTGGTGGCGGTGCCGTTGATCTGGGTGATGCTGCCGGTGCCGGTGCCATGCACCCGCTGCCGCGCGCCGTCCCAGATCAGGTTCTCCTTCACGTCGTCCATCGTGAAGGTCATCAGCCGTTCCCACGCGCCGGGGCTGCGGGAGGCTTTGATGGACGGGCGGGTGATCTTCCAGACGCCGTAGATGTACGCGACATCCACCAGCATCTGGTCCACCGGGGCATAGTAGGGGTTCGGCAGATCGTCGCCTTCTGCTCGCGCCCCGACGCCTTCGCTCCATCCCTTCTTCACCGGGATGACGACTTGCTTGCCCGCGAACTCCAGATCTTCGCTCATCTTCTTGATGCGCGTCATGATCGGGGTCGCGTTGTAGTACTGCTTGACTACGCGTGGATAGTAGAACTGTTTGAACAGCTTATCCATCGTGCTACGAGAGACGTAGCTGGTAACGGCCATTGTTCTGCCCTCTGGCGATGGGCCGAGGGCGGGAGGTTAGCGGGTTCCGAACGCGTTGCGCAGGATGCCCCGGATGCCCCTGGAGAACCGCTCCTCCCCTTCGGGGGAGGTGTCCTCGATCCACGAGTGGTCTTCTGCCGCTCCGGGGCTGGTGCCGCCTGCCGTGTTCGGTCGTTCGCTGGCCGCCCGCGCTTCGGCAAGTGCTTGCTCGGAAAGCTGGTTGCGGCCCAAGGTCTTGAGGTCGGCAGTGAACTCTTCCGCGTGCTTCCGCATCGCGGCCGCGTTGGGCCGGATGCCGTGCTGCTCGCCAAATTCGTTCAGGAACGCCTTTGCGAAACGGGGCGTTTGTAGTTCAGGGAAGTCCTTCGCCAGGGCCTGGAAGTCGCGCTCGATAGCTCCCAGCACCTGCTGATGCTGCGCCTGCGCTTGCTGCTCGGCCTGCTGGCGTTCCTGGTTGAACTGGCGCTCGGCCAGTCGCAGGGTAACAGCGTCGAGCGAGTAGACATCTGTCCCTAGCTCTTGCTCCACCCACTGGTTGAAATCGGTCGGCGCTTGCTGCTCTTGCTCCACCTGCGCTGCGGCTTCCTGGGGGGTAAGCTGCCCGCTGCGGATCTGCTGCTCCAGCTCCACCGCTCGCTCTGGCGTGACGCCCAATTCCTCGCTCATCGACTGGATCAGGCCCTGGTAAGGGGTCAGCCGCTCCAGTTGTTCGCGCGTCTCCTTGAGCTTCCCGTTCACCTCGTCAAAGCGGGTGCGTGGAATATACCGGCTGCGAGCGTCATCCTCTGTGCCGCCGAGGTCCGCGTCGTCACTCTCTGCCGGATCGCCGTCTTCGATTTCGTCCGTGTCTTCCCCGTCTGGTTCGTTGAAGCTGGGGTCGCTGAATGCGGCCACCACTTCTTCTCCGAACCCTGCCCCTGTGGCTTCTCCGGTAGGCGCGCCCGGTGCATATCCCGCCTGTTCTTCAGCCATATCGCTCCTCAAACGCAGCACAGGCCACCTCCCGAAGGAAGCAGCCTGCCAATGCGTGCCCTGGTTGTTGCTGGTGGTCCACTACCAGCGGAGTGAATGCGCGCCCACGGGTCGAACGTGGAGACTACCGCTCGCGCTATGTTGCTGGGGCGGTCTTCAATGCAAGCGGTAGGCCCGGATGAGACCAGCATCCGGCACTCGCGAACCGCCCCAACTCGTCACTTCTTCCCCTTGCCCTTCTCTTTCGCCACCAACTCCTCGGCGATCTTCCGCGCGTCCTCTTCGGCCAGCCAGTCCTCGCCGTTGGTGATCTTGATGCCGTTGGCCTCGATGTCAATGCCCCAGTCGGTCTGCCCGAGATGCTGATGGCGGTTCAGGGTGTCTGCAATCTCGTCCGGGTTCATTTGCGTCTCTTCCCTTTCGGCTTCTTCGGTAACGGCGGCTTCCACCGGATGGGCAGCTTCTGGTAGGTGGGTTTAGGCATTGGCGTCTTCTCGCAGCGAAGGGAACAGCATCCCCCGCGCTCGGGCGCACAACTCTTCGAGCGTAGGGCGTGGATCAGGGCCACGGCGACAATTCTCATCAGTGATGCGGATGCCACGCGGAATTTCGCATCGCAACTGCTCGGCAGTGAACTGGAGTTTTCCGCCCGCGATCCGCTTGAACTGTCGCATCACTTCCTCGCTCCCTGCGACCGTGCCGCCTGCGCCTGCTTCGCTTTCGCGGCCTGGGCTTGCAGGATGATCTGCTGCTGCTGTTGCGTTAGCTTCAGCGCGTGCGCCTCTTGCTGCTGCTGAAGGCTCTGACGGTGGGCGGCGTCCTTCTGGGCCAACTGCTGTTCCGAGGCTAGCTGTTGGGCTTCTGCTTGCGCCTGGGCCGCTTCCTGCTCTTGAGCGGCTGCGTCCTGGCCCATTGCCGTTTCCTGCTCCAGCATCGCCTGCTCTTGCTGCATCTGCTGCTGTTGCATCTCGGCCATCCGTTGCGCCTGCTCCGCGACGATGTCGGCCAGCTCGTTCTCGTTCATCGCCTGAAGGACGGCGGCTGTGGTCTGGAAGTCGCCCTCAAGCTGGAGCAGGCCGACGCTCGCATAGTCCATGTATCGCTGTCGCTTGGTGGCGATGCTGTCGTTGATGCCGGGCGTGCTGTCCAGCGCGACTTCGGTGTTGCCCTTCAGGTCGGTGCCCATCAGCGCGAACACTTCGGCGGGGTCTTTCCCCTGGCCCATCGTCCGTATCTGGCGGGGGAAGGTGTAGAGCGCCTGCACGTAGCCCAACAGCGCGCCGTCCAGTTCTGTCAGGCTGTCGGCCATCTCGTCCGCAGCCAGCGCAAACCGCGTCTCGTCCTGCTCCTGCAAGAGGCTGATCGCCACGCCAGAAGAGACATCGGCGGGCGCGTCCCCGTTGCGGCTGATCTCATTGATCCCGACGATCTGCCCCATGCTGTTCTTCAGGTCTTCGGGCATCTCGCGGACGTAGACCGGAATGCTGGGCGCTTCCAGGTATTCCGGCTTTGCTCCACCGCTTGCCGTGGCGTCGTACTCGATGATTTCGCCGGGGCTGCTGTCGAAGGCGTGTTCGTCCAGGTGTGCTTCCCGTGGCGCTAACCCTTTCGGGTTCGCCATCAGGTTGAAGTTCTCCATCACGCGGGAGCGCACGCGGTTTAGCATCTGCTGCTGTCCGCGCATATCCTCCACGATGGACTTGCCCCACAACTCTTCCAGGGCGGGCAGGCCGCACACGCGCACCAGCGGGAACGCGCCCTTCGGGTGGGGGAGCCGGTTCTCGCTGTGGAGCAGGATGCCGTTACTCACCACCAGGAAGCGCCCTTTCGGGTAGCTCTTGCACGGCTTCTCGTAGTACTCCATCACAATCGCGGACGGTTCGCGGTTCGTCACGTCGGGTGCCCAATGCGCATCCGCCAGGCCGACCATGTTCTCATCGACCTTGCCATCCGCCAGCACCACCGGCCCGCGCTTCGGAAACGTCTCCCTGATCCAGTCCAGCGTGCGCACTGTGGCTTTGATCGCCCACTGAAGCTGCTCAATCTCCGGCACCGGCTGCGGGAAGACTTCCCACGGCGTCACCGGCTGCCAGTCCACGTCGCCCGCGTACGCTTCCTCGCCGCTCACCTTGCCGCTCTGCGGGTCCACCAGGGCCACGGTCGTTTTCGCCTTCGGGTCCCAGTAGTGATGCAGGAAGACCGTGCCGTAGATCGCACGGAGTAGTTCCGCCTTCCGGCGCTTCCGGTTCCTGCCGGTGATCCGGTCCAGGTGGCGCAGGGTCTTCGTGCTGCGATCTGCGGCGGCAACGTCTTCCGGGTCGCGAGGGTCATTCGGCAGACCCACAGTGATATGCCGAAACTTGTTCTGCTTCGCCACCCACTGCACGCACATCTGCGGGATCTGGTTCTCGGTGATCCGCTCCCGCCAGTCGGGGTAGTCTTCGCCCAATACCTCATCGAAGAGGGATTGCGTTTCCTCGGTCCAGGCCGACCAATGTCCCTTCCCGCCCCGCCAGTACGCCAGGTTCAGCGCCCAGTCCGCGTGCTTGTGCTGGCGTGCCGCTTTGGCAAGGACGAACTTCTCATCCACCATGCGGATGTCGCGGTTCTCTTGCTCCGTGGGCTTGTAGGCGCGGCGTGCCGCTTCCGCTTCCCGTTGGCGCTGCTGCTCCGGGTTCACGGGCTTGGTCGGTGTAGCGGGCACTTAGTTAGGCTCCAGCAGGACCGGCGTTGGGGTCGTATTCGACAAGCTCATCGGGGGCGCTGCTGAAAGCGTTGCAGAGGTCCCGATGCTGGCGTTCAGCGCCATCCCGTTCGTATTTCTCAGCGATAGCCTTAGCCTCGAAAGGCTCGCGGGAGACGGCGGTTCCTCCTACGGCTGCGACTACATATCCGCCTGCGCGTGCTTCCCAGTTTTTGGCTCCCAGATGCCTGTGCGTGTTCAGCACCTTCACCGCTTCCCTGGTGGTCATCGCCCATTCCCTTCGCGGATCGCCCGCTTCACGGCATCCACCTCGCTCTCCTGGCGCTCACGGGCCACGGCAGCCTCCTTGCGGTCGTTCCAGTGGCGGTCATAGCGCGGCAGTGGCGTGGGATCGGTGCGGACGCCGGCTAGCTGATGGATGTACTTGTCCTCGCGAACAGCCCAGGCAGCGCGTTCCTCTCGCAGCAGTCGGCGCGCATATCGCCACTCGCCGGTTGCAATGATCGCCCAGGCAATCAGGATGCCCAGCGCTGCGGATACCGGGTCCATTACGCTCCCAGCCCCAGCGCCTTGCTCATGCGCTCTCGGGCACGCTTGGCGCGCGGGCTGTGGTAGTAGCGGTGCATCTCCTCCTGTTTTTTCTGGAAAGCCACTAACTGCTTCGGGGTGTAGGCGGGTAGCTTGAAGCGACCGACAAGCACCGGTCCGCTCTCACTGAACGTATAGACGTTTACATGTTCGCTTTGATCGACTGGCATTATCGTCTCGCTCCCATTCCTCGGCGTATCGCAGCGGTCTTTAGCTTCCGCTCCAGGTGGTCAGCAACAAAGGTTTCCGGCGTGTTCGGTCGCGGTGGCGGCGCTACGGGCAGGGCTTCTGGCAGCGCGTTGCAGAGGTAGCGCAGGCAGTCGCAGAGGTGGTTGTTCCGGTCAATCGGTTCCTCTGGCGCTTGCACCTCATCCGCATACTGACCGCTCCGCTCCCGCTTCGTTACCCACCGTTCCGCCTCCCAGCAGAGGTTTTCCAGGTCGTCACCCACGCACAACCGGCTCGCCCCGAAGTAACGGTTCACGGTCAGCGCCAAGCCATCTTTATTGCTAGCGGGCGTCAGGTTGAACCACTCCGCGCCGCTCTCTCTCGCTGCCTTTCTCAGTTCATCCGCCCACGAGGGGAGCGGCGTCGGGCTGGTCTGCGTGCGCTGGAGATTGAACGCGTTCGGATCCATCAGCACCCGGTAATCAATCGGCCCGCCTGCCTGCTGCGAGTAGATGCGATACGCGGCGTCCAGGTTCGCGAAATGCTCACTGGGCAGCCAGTCCTCGCCCTGTGCCCCGCGCGGCTTGCGCCCCTCGTAGTACTCGCCGTAGAGCCAGATGCAACCTTCCGGGTCCACTGCTGCGAACAGGGCGGCAAAGGTGTTCAGGCCGGGGTCGATGACGAGGAAGTGTCGCCACTCCTTCGGCGGTATCCAGTCGTTGCGGTAGAGGTGCCCGTACGGGGCTGGCTCCGCGATGAACTCATGCAGCACGCGCCCGCCGCTACTGATGAACGCTTCCTGGGCGTTGGCGGGAAACTCTTGCACGAACAGGCGGCGCTGCTCCAGCTTCTTTTGCCTGCGCCAGGCCAACTGCTCATCGTCCAGGTTGTAGCGAGCCGCGAGCGCCAGCTCCTCACTATCCGGCTCAAAGCCAGCAGGAACCGGTAGGCGGTAGTCATCATGCTCCCACCAGCCATAGAACCGAGGGGTAAAGGCGCTGTTGCCACGCTTGGCGTTCTGGTACTCGTCATAGAACCAGTTCGACATTCCGTTAGCGGTCGTCTCCAGGATGAGATTGCCATCCGCCGGAACGGTGTTGAACAGACCGGAAGTGATTTCTTCCGCATTGGGCCAGAGCGCCACCTCGGACGCGTGAACGTTGTTGATGGTGCCGCCACGCCCGAAGGAGCCACTGCCCGCTGTACCAACGAAGAAGTAGCTGTCGAGGTCGGGCCAGAGTATTTCACGGCGGTTGGAGTATTTCGTGCGTGGCCGCACCGCTTCCGGTAGACAAGCCTGGAAGCGGTGCACCATCTGGAATAGCCGCTCGGTGCTGTCCGCGTCGTGGGCAATAACGACGGTCTGGGTGTGCGGGTTCTGGATCGTGTCCAGGAAGAACAAGGCCAGGATCAGCGTGCTCATCCCGAACTGGCGGCCCTTCAGCAGGATTTCTCGCACGCTGCGGAGCTGCACCTGTTCCGTCTGCCAGTTGGGCGCGATCTCCGCGAGGTACTTCCGCTGTACCGGGTTTGGCCGGAACGGGATCACCTCGCGCGCCTTGGTTCGGATCATCAGATCCGTCAGACGCAGCCCGCTGGTGTCAATCCTCCGCTGGCGCTGGGCCTGATCCGCTGTACGCTTCGAGAAGTCGAACTGCCTTGTCTGCCATAACTCCGTGGAGGACAGCAAGCTTTTCCGCTGACTGTTTCCGGATGTAGTCAGGCTCACTCGCCACCTCGGCTTGCTTCTGTAGCGCCCGCAGATTAGCGGTCAAATAGTCGGATAACAGACCGTCGAACGTCTCGGCTTTTTCAGTTCGAAGCCGTTCGAACTGTTCGGACGAGAGGGAACTCTTCCAGCCGCTGACCACTGAAGGGGAGAGTTGGTACTCCTGCGCTACCTCATTGACGCCCTGGCCGGATAAGAGCGCGGCCATCACTGCGGCCTTCGTCTCCGGATCGTGCGCCTTACCCCGTGCCATCGCTAGCCACGCCTCGGGAAGAGAACATTGCGGATGCTGTTGAGAAACCAGATGCCCACGAACCAGAAGTAAACGGCGAGGATAGTAAAGAGCACTGCCAGATGTAAGTAGCCGCGCTGGAAGCACTCGAAAGCCGCCTGGGTGGTCACAGTGCCCAGGCAGACCAGGCCTAGCGCGGTGAGCCCAACTTCCAGCAGGCACCAAAGCCCCTCACGCCATTCTTTGGACATCAGGAAATCCTCACTGCGCGCCATCGCTAGCCGATCCCTCCAGTGCAGCCTTCAGCAAACGTTCCCGTTCCCGCCCCTCGCGGATGAGAAACCAGATGAAGCGGGCGCACTCACAAAGCCCGCGTTCGTCCTCTTCCCCCGAACAGCCGCGCACGACGACCATTGTTTCATGCAGGATCGCTCGCTCCTGCGGCGTCTGCGGCATCATCTCCGCCTACCCGATCCTCACTGCGCCCGCTACGGGGTCCCAAGTAGGCGGTTCCAGCCCCAACCGCTTGCACAACTCTCGCACTGGGACATAGCCGGTGCCGTCGCGGTTCACGATAGGCACTACGGCCTCTACGAGGTCGCCCTTGAGCACTTCCGCCTGTTTCGGGCCAACTGCCCCCACCCGTCGATTCAGAGCGGTAGCGAGCGGCCTGAGTGCGGCGTGAATGGTGCCCTCATCATCTCGCCACGCCTTCGCGTCCTTCACCTCTACTCCCGCAACAAAAACGAGGATGCTCGTTTCCGAGACATCCCCGCCAATCAGCGAGAGGAAGTGTTGCCAGGGGAAGGCGGGGCCGGGGTCGGTGTGACCACCGCGCCGATTAGTCGCCCTGGTGACATCGATGTGCCCAACGAAGCCCCGTTCTAACGCTCGCATCTGCGGAACGGTCAGGCGCCGAATGGGCGTGTGGATTTTGGGGATGATGTACTCTCGGCAGAGGGTCGCAGCATTTGCCAGGATCGCGGTAGATGCCTGGTCAGCCCACTGTGTGGCGGTCTGCCCTGCGCGACCTGCTAGTTCGATGTGGACGCCAAGGGAGTTGGCTGACTTCCCGTTCGGCAACCTACCCGCCGCACCCGCCGTCACATCCTCTAACTGCGCCATCTGCACAACAGAATTCGTATCCACGCAGAAGTGAACACCTGCCGGTCCCGGTGGGAGACCAGGGCGACCCCGGCCAAGCCACAGGGCAGTATCCTCGGCAGTCCGGCCCGTCTCCCCGCCCTCCATTGTGTGAATGACTATCCAGTGGACAGCGTGCAGCCCCCTGCGGTTCTTCTGCACGGAACCGGGATGATTGGGGATGAACCGCATGTTGTCAGTTACGCTCACAGTTGGTTCACTCCGACTCACGAAAAAGCAGCCCCGGCGTGGAGGCTGCTGGAGAGGGGCGGGCTGTGGTTGTGGGCGAGGAAGCTAACGCGGGCCAAGCACTGCGCGGATAGCGGCTCCTGCCTTCACGAGTAGGTTGTGGGACACCTCGCGATGCTCCAAAGCTTTCCGTGTTCGCCCTTCCAAATCCAAATTTGGATCGTTAGGGAAATTGAGAAAGGCGCGGATTTCGTAATCAATCATGTGCCCGCGAGCGATAGCGCTCTGCCCGTTCACACCTGGCGTTCCGTAGAGGCAATTCCGCACCTCTTCCAACGCCTCCCGCAGCCCATCCCGCTCCGCCTTCAGCGCCTCGATTTCCCGCGAAAGACGGGCTAGCGCCGAGGGGTCGGTATCCAGGCCGGGGACGTAGGGAGCGGGGTCTGCTTCGTGACTACCAAAATGCCCCACGGTCAGCGGGGCGACGCCGCCACCGACCGTGAGGGGTGCTACGCAATCGCTCATCGCGCGCCACCTAAAGCCACGGCCAAGGCAATCAGGGCAATATGCGCCACCTGGTCACGCCAGAATGCAACGTGGAGAGTTACTGGATTCGCGGGGTCGTTCGTCTGCCGGATCAGGCTGCCCCACCACTGGAGAGGCTTCCGCGTGTCAATCAGTAAGTGGGAGATGAACAGCAGGAATGCGACCAACGGCTGGAAGATGCAGAGGAACGCCAGCAGGTGAATGCCAGAATGAACCCACGCGGCAGGGTGCTTGAGGCTGGTCTTATAGGTCGCCATCCAGTGGTTCTGCAAGAGCCAGTCGGCAACGAAGTGCGCGACCATACCCCAGGCGAGAGGTTCGCTCACGCCCGTTCTCCCCTACCCGTCCGATCCTCCGCCTGGGAGCCAGGGGGCGGGGTTGAAGGCAGCGCGTTTCCCTCGCGGATCAGGTCGGCGGTGAAGCCGCTCTCGTTCTGCGCTACCCGTTCGGCAAGCTCCACTGCGACGGTGGCCGCGACATCGGCTCGCTTGTCCACGCTGCTTACGCCCTCGCGCACGAAGAAGGCGGCAAGCTGTCCCAACAGGCTGCCCGCGAACTTCAGGATGGCAGCGATGACCAAGGCGCTGTAGACCTTCGGCGGCACTTCAGCGGGGATCGCGGAGATGCCGGTCGCCAGGGCCGCACCTTCCAGGCAAAGCTTCACCATGCCGGTCCAGAAGCTCTGGGTGTGCCAGGCGGGTGTTTGGGGCGGATCGCTCATCGAAAATATTTCTCACCAAACAGTTGACATTGCATATGCAATCGCGTATACTTCAGTCAGTAGAGAGAACGACCAAGGAGATACCGAGATGAGCAGCCCCGCAAACTCTTTTGACCGCAACGACGGAACTCTGGTCCCCAGGCAACCGATCTTCCCCGGTCACGAATTGGAACTGCGCGTCCACACGCTGGAGAATGGCAAGTTCCGCGTATTGGCCTGGAGGCGCGACATTCAGGCATCCACAGGCAAGCAGCGCGGTCCCTGGTGGTATGAGACCGGCTGGGTGAAAGGGGAGCACGACAGCATGGAAGCCGCTATCGCTGCCTGCGCAGGAAAATTCTAAATGCCCGCCCGCCCTAACCAGATCGCGCTCACGCTCACCGACTGGCAGCGTGAGCGCCTTGCCGAACTCCCTGCCGGGGACCGCTCCGAATACATCCGGCAGGCCATCACCGAGAAGTTGATCCGCGACGAACTGAAGAAGGAAACCGAAATGAACACCGAATGGGCTAACGAGCAAATTGAAGCAATCGCCCCGACTCAGGAAGCGGTTCGCGCTTTCGATGCCAGCGAAGACGGGAAGCGGTATCGGGCGATCACGGGAATGACGATGTGGGAAAACCTGGGAGGGGATACGCTCCCGCCCACCGCTGAAGAAGAAACCGAATAACCCCCGCGCCCTTGGTCTAACCGCCAGGGGCTTTCAACCCCAACCTGCCATCCAGCCTCACCCCAGGCATCCCCTCGGCTTGCACCATGACCTTCACCCCCAACCCGCGTAAGGAAAGGGTTGGTTGGATAGTCATCCGCCCCGTGAACGCCCTTCCGTCAAACCGGATCGTGGCCGTCTCATCGGTGGCGAGGCGGGAAGCTTGGAGGGAGTGGGTAAAGTCTGAACTCGGCCACTCCGCTTCGATCCAAAATGTTCCGGGGAGCCGGAAGCCACACGCCGCCTTCGTGGCAGCGATACTGCGCTCTCCCTCCACCGAAACGCGCCAATCGCGCAGGCTGCCCTGCTTGAACGCCTGGAAGAGGATTGCGGGGAGCATGGTGTCAGGCCCGTCGCACCAGGTACACGATCAGCAGGATCAGAACGATGACGACGAGGAGGCCGATCAGGCCGCTGTTTACGTCGATGCTCATTGGCGTATCTCTGGCGGCTGGGAACCGTTCCGCCGCTCCACTCGCTGCCGGAACTCTTCCAGCGACTTCACGCGATAATTCGTGTCCTGCTGGGCCGCGTGGATGTTGGCAGACGCCGCCTGGTCCGCTTTCATCACCAATCGCAACTCCGCAAAGTCTTCCCGGTCGTTGTGGATATGGTCATCCACCCGTTCCCGGATCGAGGCGATGGCGACATCGAAGTGTTCGCGGAGCGTTTTTAGTTCGCGCTCGAACAACTCCCGGTTGTGCTTCTGGCCTTCCTGAAGCCGGATGAAGGCTCCGTAAATCCCGGCCAACACCCCCAGGAACATGCAAACCTGAATGATGAGGGAGAGCAGAGGGAGATAGTTCACAACCACCTCTGCGGATCGTTCGGCCTCCAGCCGAATAACAACATAGCTGGGCGGCCTCCTCGCCGAGGTCGTCACGCAAAAAGCAGCCGGGAGTGTTTCTAGCCCTCCCGGCTGCCCATCCCCCTCGTCACGGTCCAGAAAATGCGAAGAGCGGCCACCCTCAAACGAGGTGCAGCCGCTCTTCTTGTGTGTGGGTTTCAGCTTCGAGGGTGCTTCTGTGCCACTCCCTCTGCTGCAATTGTAAGATGCTCTGGCTAGGATTGCCAAGTACTCTTGCGAAATGTTCGGATTTCTTGCCTAAAACGCTCCCACGCACAACACCGCTTCCTCGCACGTCTCCAGGTCCGGCTCCCCATCCATCGCGATCTGCAAGGCAATCGCGTGCTGCCGCAGCCCGTCTGGGTCCTCTTCCAGCCGCGCCTCTGGCCCGTACGCTTCCGGCTCGCATTCGTCCTGGGCCTGCTTGCGGAGTTGCTTCCGAGCTTCCTTCAGCATGTCCTTGGCGGCATCGTAGTTCAACCCCAGCGAGGCAACTACGTCCTTGAGCTTGTTCTGCTTCAGGATCACCTCTTCCGCGATCCGTAGCCGCTCGTGGCTCCACTGGAAGCGCCCTGCTGCTCGGAGCAGGCGTTGATCGGTGGCCTGTAGCATCTAGGCGTTCTCCCTGGCGCGTAGCCGCTTTAAATGCCGCGCTAGTGGACTGCGATACCCTTCTGCGGGCAGTGGCGAGTTGTCGTCATTCCAAGGCGCGAGGCTGGCTGTCCAGATGTCGCAGTCGGGGCAGTAAGCCCACTCCTCGTCACGCCCGTATTCATCGGGGCGGATTTCGTAGGAGCCATTGGGGATTTGATTGCAGTCCTGGCAGCGCACCGCCACCGCCTCGGCCAGCGTCATCTCCTGCTCTGGGGTCTGCGTGGGCATCAGGGGGTCTCCTGGGTAGGGCGGGATTTCGATAGGCACTACCTCAAACCCAAACTCTTGGAGCCTCGCATTCAACTCCCCCAGCCATAGCAAGCCGGTCATTTTTTGGTCGTTGTGGTGGTTGTGGATGTGGAACTCAAGCAAGACCTGATGTGCCGCGTCTTCCCCGGCCAATTCCTTCGCGTCTGGATCATTCCGGTAATCGCAGATCTCTACTGTGGTTTCAATCTCACCCATTAGGCCCCCGCTTCTTTTGTCGCCAGTTCGCGCAGCCGGGCCACAATCTCGCGCTGTGCTTCCTCTGCGCCGATACGATAGGCATCCGCTAAATCATCAGCCGCGAACTCCAAGATTTGGTTCTGTTGCTTACGTGAGGCGAAGGAGAGTTTCTTCCCCGCCTCCCGAATTGCTTTATCCAACGGTGACACCACTCTCGCCATCTCAGCTCACCACCCCTTCCGGCTTCGGCGCGCCCGCAGGGGGAGTGGTTGCCTGGATCGCCGCTTTGATTTCGCGCAACACGCCATCCCGCATTCGCGCGACATCCGCTGTTCGCTCAAACTCTGAAATCCCCACGATCTGATACACCAACCGCGCAGGCACCACTGGCTCACTCGCGCACCAGCACCGGACCCAGCGGCTCCGGTGCAAGGAGGACGAAAACCCACTCTTTGTCTTCTGCTTTGTTAATGCAAGATTGCGGGTCATTCAGTTCGTTTCGCTTTTCCATTTCGCCACCTCTTCAAGAATAGGGCCTGCTCAGGCGTCATCCCTCGGCGAAGCCTGCGCCATCTCTCGCTCCTCCGTGCTAAACCGTGCTGTGCGTGGCTAAATCAGAGGGGGTTGCCGTCCCGCCCGTACTTCAACGAACGCCCGTCTACGCGCTCTGAAGGCCACACCCAGGCCAGCCCCAACGCGTGGAAGACTGAAAGCTCGGTAGGCGTAGGGATCGGTTCTCCCGCTGCGTCTCGCAGCCAGCCTTCCCGCGCTGGCGTTCCGGCCCGGTCCCGCGCCCACGTCACCAGTTCCCGAGAGAAATCTGCGCTACCAGTGCGGATCACGTATTGCAGCCCGAAATTCCCCGGCTCCGTGAGGAACAGGTCTAGCTTCAGCCCGCTCGGTAGCAGCCCGCGCCAGTACTTGCCGTCTGGCTTGACGTGCCAGTCAACGATGTCCGGGGTGCCGGTCTTGATCCAGCGGATACCGCACGATTGCGACCACTCCGCGAACAACCGGTTCACGCGCACCTTCTGCTCACCGAAGAGGTCAGCAGGGTCCGGTTCCTCAGTCCAGAGCGGCACCGCGACGATTTCGACATCCTTCACCTCGGGCTTACATCTCCTGATGCTCCCCGCCACCTCCACCCGCTCACAGAACGGCTGTATTTCGGCCAGCAGGGCTTCGGCGATGGCTTTGGCTTCGGGTAGTAGCATTTCAAATCCCCCTAACGAAATCCCAGCACGCAGTACCCAGCCTCAACGCCGAATTGCCCGCCCGGCAGCACGTAACTCACCGTCACGGTCTTACTGCGCCCGGTGTACTGCTCCGTCTCCGGGTCCCACTCGTCTAGTAGCAGGTGGTCCCCAACCTGGAAGCCGCCTCGGTCGTCGCGGCGCACCTCAAACGTCTTCTCGCGCCTCCGCACCGCCTCGAAGTACGCAGGCCAGGTCTTCAGTTGGTGGGTCCGCACACCTCGCTCGGACATCAGAACGCCAGTTCCTTTTGCGCCGTCTTCATCAGCCGCGCTCGCTGCTTCCGGGCGGGTCGCTCGCCGGGGTCAGGGGTGTAAGTCGCCCTGACTGCCCGCTGCTGGCCGGGGCGATAGTGGCGGGGCATCACGCGGCTACCTCAAATTCCAGCGGGAGAACGCTCTGCGAAAGTCGGCGGGCGGCAATTTCCAGGTAGCGTTCCTCTAACTCGATGAGGATGCACTTGCGGCCTTCCAGCATCGCCGCCACTGCGGTTGACCCCACGCCTCCGAAGAAATCAAGGATCGTGTCGCCAAAGCGGCTAGAGGACTCAATCAGTTCGCGAAGGAGTTGAACTGGCTTTTCGGTCGGGTGCCGGGTGGCGGAACCGCCCCGAATGGCAGGCACATGCAGGACGGAACCTTTCCGCATCTTCGCCGTGAGGTTGCCTTCACCGTTCGCGATGTTTTGCTTGGAGTTGTTGAAGACGCGGAACTGAATGTATTCGTGGGCAGGCCCCCACGGGCAATTGAGGTTTCCGACACTCTGCGTTCCCTTGTCCCAGATCAGCTCGACAGGCGCGGTGTAGTTCAGCCCGGTCAGATCGTACTGCCCGAAGGTGTAAACGTGCGCCTTGTTTTGCAGCACCCGCTGACACTCACGCAGGGCAAGGACTGCCACATCCTGCGACTTGTCGCCCGCAATCACTCCAAAGCTCTCCTTCCGCCAGGTGCTCTCGTAGTTCACCCCATACGGAGGATCAGTGATGACACAGCCAATACTACTTGCAGGCAGGCGCGGCAGAACTTCCAGGCAATCCCCGTGGTACAACGTCACCCACTCGTTCTGGAAGTACTTCTTCACCTCGCCACCCTCCCACGCGGGGTCGCCGCCCGCTCCTGCCGCCGCAGGCGTTCAATCACGAACGTCACTTCCTCGGCCCCTTTGAAGTCGCGCGCCACTTCCAGGCGCACACCGCCTAGCTCCGCAACCCACTTCAGGCTGTCGTCCGGGGTCACTGCATCGGTGAACAGGCCGTCAATCAGCGGCTTCACGCCGCCCCAGATGTTCGCCAGGTCCATCGAGCGGCCACGGCGCACCACGAGGCCCACACGCACCGGCCCGTCCAGACGTGGGCTGCCCGCCTCCTCCCAAGCTTTCCGGGCTGCCTTGCGGGCTTCCGCGTTGAACCGCGCCCACTCGCGCACCCGTCCGATGCTGGCGCCACGATGGCTGTTGGCGCTGGTCTTGATTGGGTCCCACTGCACGGTAATCTCCAGCGGATCATCATCCCAACCGTCTTCCAGTTCCAGCAGATCCTCTGTGAGGCTCATCCCGTCCACCGTCTTCCTTGCAGGTGATTAGCTTCAGCGCAGTGTTCCAGGGCCTGCGCCTCTTCCTGGCTGCCTTCGTGATAGATGACCCGATCCGTGCGACCCAGCCCTTGCAGGCGTAGAGCCGCATCTCGGTGGCGCATCGCCAGCCAGAACCGTTCGGCGGGCGTCTGGTCTTGGTGCCTCACTTCACTCCAGCCTTTCTCGGTTCTCGCTCCAGCAGGCAGTACGGGACCGGCACCCGCCGCACATGCCGCTGCCCGCAGCCACACCGGCACCGCTCGCCCTCGTAGCCCACCAGCGCCATCCGCTTCTCCGGGTCCAGGGCCAGGATATGGGCAGGCATCCGGCCCTCGATGTAGATGGCCTCTCCCAGGCGGTAGGGGTTCACTGCCGTGCCTCCAGCGCCAGATACAGCCCAGCGGCAGCGCGGGCATCATTCAGGGCGGAATGCGTCTCGGAGAACGGCACGCCGAAGTAGGCGCAGGCTTCCCCGAGCTTCGGCCAGCGCGGATCTCTTTGACCCACCGGGCAGGCGTTCGCGGCCTTCATCGCCTCGAAGGAGCGCAGCTTCAGGCAGTCGGCCCACGCAATCGGACTGTCCAATCCCCACGGATACTCCCGCAAAAACGACTGTTCGAAGGAGGCCTTGTAAGACGTAACGCTCCAGTCGCCGGAGATGCCCATGATCTCGGTCTGGGAAGTGTCTACAACCCACTTCCGGAAAACCTGGCTCACCTCCCGCGCTGGCGCTGCATCGAGCAGCCACAGGAGCGCCGTATCATCCAGGCCGCTGATGCGCTTTGGTATCTCCCGGTGGCGGGCCGTAAAATGTTCGAGGCGCGGCTGTACGCGGCTCTGGAACTCGCCCAGGATTTCCCCGTCCCGCACCGCTACGGCGGCAATCTCCCAGATACAGGCATCGGTCGGCTGTAAGCCGGTCGTTTCTAGGTCCAGTACAAACAAGGTCTTGCCCATTAGCCTATCCCCTCCAGCACGCGCAGCACGGCCCGCACATCCGCCGGAGCCGCGTCAGTGCAGAGCGTGCGATACCAGCCCTCGCCGCCCGTGGTCTGGATCGGCTCCCGCAAGCGCGGCATCCCCTTCGCCATTGCTAGCCGCCAGGTGGTCTGCCGAATGTTCCGCTCCTCCTGCTCCATGCCAATCGCAAAGACCAGATCAGGGAGAAAGACAGGAGCAGATTGTGGTGTTGATGACGGGTGACCGACCTGACCGGATTGACCGAAAAGGCCGTCTTGACCGGAATAACCATCTTGGCCGGGGTAACCAGGTGGGTCTGGCAGGGGCACCCCCTCCCCCTCGTCAATCCGGTCGCGGTCAGGCGGTTCCGCCTGGTTGGGAAGTACGGGCCGGTCAGCCCGGTCAGGCCGGTCACCTGTTATCTCTGCCGCATTCATCTCGGCAAAAGCTTGGCGGCCTTCGGGTGTAATGTCCCATTGCGCCGATCCAGTGCGCTTCACCAGCTTCCGTTCGGCGGCTCGGCGGCACCGGCTCCGCACGCTCTCCCGCTTCACGCCCAGTTCTTGAGCGATCTGGACTTCAGTCATCGCCCACTGCGAGGCGCAGAGAGCTTCCAGCAAATCCCGCTCCTCGCCTGAGCGGTTCACCGTCTCGGCCTCGCCGAGGTACTGGTAACCGGCCCGCTCATCCATCTTGGTGACGTGGGCGAACGGCGGGATGCGGCGACCCTTGCCGCGCAGCACCTTCGTACCATCCGGTTTCCCCTGGAGCTGCATGATCGTGTCGCAGCTCCCAGCGATGCCATTGGTGCCGCCAGCGGAGAGGATCACATCATCCGAGTGCTCCTTGCTCTTGTTGCTGTGGTGCAGGATGATGACATAGCAGGGCGCGTATTTGTCAGCCAGGTCCTTCAGCTTGCGGAGCGCGGCCACGTCCTGCGAGTAAAGCTGCCCGTCCTTCTGGATCGGTGGGCGAATGTACTCCAGCGTGTCCACGATCAGCAAGCGCACCTCGGGATGCTCGGCGAAGAACTGATCCAGACGCTCCAGCCCGCCCCGGTCCATCGTGTCCCAGTCCCAGGCAACGTGCAGGTTCTTCGGTAGCGGTCCCTGCTCGGTGAGCGCCAGGAACCGCTGCTGCGTTTCCGGCTGGCTGTCTTCGAGGAAGAGGCAGAGCGCCCCGGTTTCCCTCACGTCGAACACGCCCATGAACTTGCCGCCCGTGGTGGCGGCAATGGCAAGCTCGGTGAAGAGGCGCGTCTTCCCTTCCTTCGGAACGGAATGCGCCAGCGTGCAGCCGGTGGGAATGAACTTGTCGATCAAGTACTCCGGCGCAGGGAAGTTCGACGCCATCAACTCCGAGTAGGTCATCGGCGCTAGCTTCGCCTGGCCGCGCATCGCCATGCGGCGGATTTTCGCTAACTCCTCATCCATTTGCGCGACGAGTTCTAGTGGGTCTGCACCCCCTTCATTCGCCCGGATGTGGTAGCGGTCGGAGAAGTGTTCAAGCTGCCGTAATGCCGATGCCTCGCGGACCTTATCCGCGTAGTACTCGACGTGCTTGGCGGTCGGGAGGCTGTCGGTGAGCTGGGAGATGTAGGCCATCCCGCCCACGCGGTCCAACATGTCCGCGTCGCGCAGGTGCTGCGGCACGGTCAGCACGTCCACCGGCTTGCCCTGCTCGGCAAGGTCGCAGATCGCCGCGTAGATGATCCGGTGTGCGGCCATGTAGAAGTCATCTGACGACACCAGCACCGCCAGCCGACGCGCCACGTCCGTGCTGATGATTGCCGCGCCGAGCACCGCCTGCTCGTATTCGAGATGCTGAGGCGGCAGTTGTGGCTCGGTCGCCTTGCCGCCCCGCTCCACGCGCAGGTTATGTTTTCCGTTCGCTACCGACATTCGCGAGGCTCCCTGCTACAGACCTTGGGCCAATGCCGAGCGGGGGTGCTCCGGCTCGTCGGTGAACGGGTTGTCGTCTACGATCTCCGGTTCGTGCACTTCGGGCGGCAGCGTGGATTGCTTGCACGCCTGTGCGAAGCGGCGTAGCTCGGCGGCAGTGCACTCCTTGCGGCTCTCCACCGGCACGCCCAGCACGCGGGACATCTCGACGCGCATCACGCCGCCCGCTTCAACCGGATGTGGGAGGACGCCGGTTTCCTTGAACGCCTGGATGGCGGCCTTCAGCGCGTCCTTCCAGTCCGCCAGGTCATCCGCGACGAGTTTCCAATCGGCCTCGCTGGCAGGCTTTCGTCCCAGCACGCGGAGCGCGAACGGGACGCGCCCTTCCTTCTCTCGCTTGGCGTCCTCCCACATCCGGTTGAAGCGGGCGAGGCTCGTCTCGGCAGGAGCCCCGCTCGGCGCACCCGCCCCGGCCCCTTGAGCTGAAGTTCGCGCGTTGCCGAGGAACGCTTGCCCCTGCGGGCCAGAGGCAGCCGGTGGGCGGAAACCATTGCCGCGCTCACCACTCGCCGCCACCGGCTGCCGAGGCTCCGGCGCGGTCGCTACTGCCTGCCGGTCCCCGTGGCTCTCCGGAGCGGGTTCCTGGCGGGGGCGCACAGGCTCACTGGCAGGCGGTCGTTCTGCGAGCCGTTGCTGCACCACGATAGCAACGGCTTTGGAGATGTCGCGCGGGTCGATCCGGGGCGTCCCCTTCCACTTCCGCTTCTGGCTGTCGTAATCAGCCCACACCTGCGGCAGGTAGTAGAGGTACTGCCCAATGCCAAAGTGAACTGCCGCCCGCTTCAGCGCGTCACTGACCGCACTCTTTAGCGGCTCGTCTTCCTGACTGGCTTCCCCGGCATCGCAGCGGGTTACGCCGCGTACCGTCAACTTACCCTTCACCTTCTTGCAGTCTGGGGTCAAAACGTCGAAGTCGAACGACCACTCACTGCCGCACACTGCGTTCAGGCGGCGCTGCACGTCCCGCGCGTCAATGAATGCCAGAGCCAGCGCGGTATCTCCCCGCGCCGCCTTGGGCAAGAAGTCCATCGTGTCGAATGGCTGCGCAAATGCAATCAGCATCTCGCGCCACTCGTCAGGATTGATCTGTGCTGACATCTGCTTCTCCTCGTCTCTCTGAACCAAACGGAACGGCCGGACTTGAACCGGACACCTGCGCGCACTGCCAGATCCGCGCCGCGCTCCCGTTGCGCCACGTTCCGCAAGGCCCCACCGCGTTGCCGCACGGCAGGGCTTCCTGGCAAACCATCCAGGTCTTACAGAACCAGCATCGCCTTCAGGCCGGTCGCCTTCTCGGCGCTCGCCAACTCCGCTTCAAAGGCGTCCTTCAGCAGCGCGGTGCGCTTCAGGATCGTAAGGGTGAACGTCACCGCGCCGTCGCGCACCGCGTAGCGGAGCCGCACCTCGACCTTGTAGGCTTTGCCGCCCTCGTAGATCGGCAGCCCCAGCACGAACGACGTAGGCACCAGTACCGCACCGCCACCCCGGCCCGCATCCGTTTCCTCGTAGTTGAGCTGCACCGCGTTGTTGTTGAGGTTGATGGCGCTCTTCAGCGTGGCCGTGCGACGCAGGCCGAAGTTCTGGATGGTAGACAGCACCTCGGCTCCCGCTGGGTCGCGGATGTCATCAATCCGCTCATCGAGCAGTAGTGCTAGCTGTTCTTGCGAGAGGCGCACTCCGCAGGCGCCATTCCAGCGGGTGAACTCCTCGCTGAACTGCACCGGCAGCTTGGCGGAATGCGTGTTGTGGCTGGGAGCGCCGGGCAGATGGTAGTCCAGTTGTGCTTCAATCCTGCCTGCGCCGCGATCTGCGAACAGTAGCGTGGCATCCGTCTTGTAGCGGTTCACGTAGGCAGCAAAGGACGCCACATCCGCGAAGCGCGGGCTTTCCTCAATCCGCAGCGGCGCTTCTCGCTCGAACGGCACCTCTTTGATGGCGTGACCTTGCGGCACAACCATGTACGGCGCAGAGAACTCGTTCTGCTGATGCACCTGTCCGGTAGCGGCTACCATTCCCGCCTGATAAGCAGCTCCGAAATCCGTCGTTGTGTCTCCCACGTCAGCCTCCCAATTCCTTCAGGTCGAGGGCCGTCTGGTGGGGGTTCTGCTCCACCGGATTGCCGTCGTCGTCCACGAAATACATCATCCGATCCGGCTCCTCAGCGGGAAGCTTCGATGCTTCCGCGAAGGAGACGATCAGCCGTCCCTTCTCCGGGGAAAACCCGATCTTCAGGGTCACCTCGGACTTCTTGTTGTGCTTGAGCGCCGCCTTGATGGCTTCCCGGATCACCTGCGTCAACCGCAGGTTGGTAATGCCCCTGGCGTGCCCGGCGATCAGGTCACTGAACAGCCGTTCCATGCTCGTCGCTCCTCCCGCCCCGCTGGGGCTACTCTCGCTCGCTACCGCACCAACCACGCGCCGAAGAACGCGCCCACCAGCACTACCGCCACCCACGCCACCGCTCGGGCATTCGCCTGGATGCGCTTCCAGGCCCGGCGTCGGTGGTAGTGGTCGCGTAGTACGCGGGCATCGTGCGCGGCTTCCCGCTCGGAAAGGCGGGCTTCCTGGGCGCGGCAATCCTCTTCGCGGCCCTCTAGTTGCTTCAGGGCCATCTCGGCAGCCGTCAGCAGGACATGCGCCCGGTCCCACGGCTCCTGCGCGGCCTGGCTCAGGCGGCTGACCGGCCCCACCAGCGCAGCAAGTCCTTCCGGGGTGGCGGGAGCGTTTTCGATGTCCCAGAACTTCGGGGGTCGTGACGTATCCATCAGATGCCCCCTTCCGCAGCGGTCAGGCGCACCTGCACCGCCTGCGCTACCGCGTCGATCAGGGCCTCGTCTTCTTGCAGCAGGTCGTCCAGCGAGGCCAGCCGGGCGAAAGCGCGGGCGAGAAGCGGCTCCTGTGCCGCTTCCAGCAGGATGCTGGTGTGCCGCAAGTCGGCGCCGGTGCTGGCCTCGTGGCGCAACACCTGGGCCGCCCGAAGCAGCGCATCCCGCCGCAAGTGTCCGGGGCGTACCGGCGTAGGTTCCAGGGGTCGCTCTGCCGGGTAGCGATAGCGACGGTTCTGCTTCACCGGCTCATCAGTGCGGCGCACGCGGCAGCCGTTCGCGTAGGTGCTAGCGGCCATCGCTTGCCTCGCTCTCTGCCGCTACGGCCAACTCGCGAGCGCGGTTCAGGACAGCGACAACCTTTTCGTAATTGGTGTCTGGGTCGTCGTTGAACTCGTCGATGACGACCTCTAAAGGCGCGCGTCCTTCGTGTTGCGCGATTGCGTGACGGACGAATTTTAGGGCGAGGTAGGGGTCGCAGGGGGTGTCGCATGCATCGGAACCTATCGCCCCTAGTAGGCAGTAGCTCACGGCGTCCGGGTCATCCGACGAGCAACGACTCCCATCGCTGCGAGTGGCGTATTCGTCCTTGCGCCAGTGGTTCGGCTTCGCCAGCCGCTCTAACGCCCGGTCGATGATGCCCACCGGCGTGTTCAGCATCGCCTCTTGCGTCTCGCGGGCGTCCTGCTCCAGTAGGGCTAGCTCGCTCATGGGGTGGCCTCGCTTTCGGCGCGGGCAATTGCCTTGTGCAGGTCGCACGCCGGGCAGTTAGGCTTCCCGCAGGCGGTGCCCGTAATCTGCTCCTTGATGCACATCACGCCGGGCGCGATGCCCTTGGCGGCTGCAAGTAGGTCAGCAAGGCGCGTATCAGGCTCGAAGGCCCCAGCCTGGGCGCACAGAGCCGACAGGTCCGCATGGAGCTTTTCCAAGGCTTGCACGCACGCCCAACCGGCTTCAGGATCACCCCAGCGATCCGGCTCCTTGTCGCGCCGCAGGTCGTGCAGATGCGACTGAAGCCAATCAAGCTGCGTTGCGAACGGGTCACCCGTGCAGGCATCCAGGAACGCCACGCGCTCGCCAAACACGGTGCGAATGGCGGTGCGGTCTTGACTGGTCAGTCCGTCGTATTCACCGGTTCCAGCGATCATCGCACGGACGCGCCCGATCTGATGCGGGTACGGTTCAGGTGTGTGCTTGCTCATCGCCCACACTCCCCGCACTCCGCTTGGTGCGCCGCCACGGCCTGCTCCAACGCCGCCACGCTCGGGTTGCCGCCTTCCTGCACGTCCGCGCCAAAGTCGGTGTATAGCTCCTCCAGGGTGGGGCAGAGGGGGCGGGGGTCTTCCTCGTAGGCTGCGCGTGCCCGGTGCGCCTGCACGTTCGGGTCCGTCTCATGCTCATCAAGCGCCAGCACGGCGGGCAGTCCCCACTTACGGGCCACGGCGGGGCGCATCGCAAAGCCGCGCCCCTCGCACTTGCGGCAGCGGTTCAGCTTGTGCTTGCCGCCATCGCAGTCGGGGCAGGGGTGGAAGTGGCGGGCTAACTCCACCGCCGAGGTGTGCTCCGCGCACTCCTGCGGCGTGAGGAACGACTGGCCGAAGTGGAAGCGGATCGGCAGGGTGAGTTCAGGGGTGACGCTGGGGGCGTCGGGGGTCAGGAGTGCGCTCACTTGGAGCCTCCTTCTGCCTTGCGAATAGCCGCTTCCAATCGTTCCTGTCGTTGAATTCTTGTGTCGATATGGTCCCAGCACGGGCCGCCTTCAGAGGAGCCGCCTGGGGCGTTCGTGCAGGGCCCGTCGTGCTTACCTCCCTTGAGGAACTCCTTTGCGACTTCCGGTAGCTCGCTCAGCAGTTCTTGCGGACTAGGATACTGCCGCTGAATGTGGTGGTTGAACCGTCGCTGAACGAAGTCTGCGCCGTCGTTGCAGGGCGGCATCACGCGGGCAGCGATCCGTGCCCCTGCCCGGCAGAGGCTTTCCGGGTTGCGATAGGTGTAACCGCTGCCTTCGCGGCGCACCTGGCAGCCGCAGGGGGCGGTGAAATCCTCGTCGGCTTTCTGGCCTGACAGGGTTTGTGGTAAACTCTCGGTAGACATTCGGGAGACACATCCTCTCGTGGTCGTCGCTGATGCCCTGCCGTGCCACCGGTGGGGCATCTTTGCGTTAGGGGACTACCGGCTCGTCGTCGTCAATGCCGTCAGGGTCGGAAATGATGGCGTCGTGGTCTTCCTCCGCGTAGGAGCCAGCGCAGACGGAGAGGACCATCCTCCGTCCGTCCGGCGCACGGAAGGCGATCTCTTCCGCTCGGTCTGGCCCTTCCATGCAGCGAGCTAACATCGCTTTTGCGTGCCTGCCGATCAAGTCCGTCAACTCCTCGGCGGTTAGTGGGTCTAGCTGCTCGCTCATGCCACGGCTCCGGCCAGCTCGGCGGCGTCGGGGGTGGGGTTCGGTCGTAGCCGCGCTACTGCTGCGGCAAAGTCGGCGGCGAACCCATCCGGGGGAGCCATCCTGCCGTTGAGGATGCGGCTCATCTTCGGCTCATCCATCCCGGTCATTAGCTGCGCAACATCGGCCTGCTTGAGGCCGTGCTTCATCAGCTCCAGGCGGAAGTCCATTCGGGCGTTCAGGTCCAGGGGTTCGCTCATCTTTTCCCTCGGCTTAACAACTTGTTGTTGCACAGGAGTAGCTTACCATATCACATTCGGACGGTCAACAAAATGTTGTGATAGGGTTTAAGGAAGAAAAATTCCACCAATCCTTGCTACTAGCAACAACTTGTTGCTATACTCGGCTTCGGAGGTATTTCGATGATTGGCTACTCGGAGCAGTTCGGGGACGAGGTAAGGAGGGTGCTGGCGGATAGCCGTCAGTCACCCAACAGCATAGAGGCGCTGTCGGAGCGGCGTCTTAGCCACATGACCGTACGGCGGATGATGAAGGGGTTTCCGCCTAGCAGCGATCACATCATCGAATTTGCCGATGCGCTGGGCAAGGCGATGGAGTGGACCCACGAACAGCGCAAGGAAGTAGCCGACCGGCTGCTATCGCTGGTTCAGTCCCGAGCGGAGTACCGCCTGGGTGTGACCTACGCCTTCGTGCAGGCTTGAGGCCGGTACGCGCGAAGGTGCCTATTGTTTGGCGCAGGCCCAGGTTGGGGCCTCCGACGAACGGCATTCCCCACAGAAACCACCAAAAGACGGATAGCACGGGCGGAAGATCAAGGAAAAACTACGGTTCTTCCTCAGTAACGCTCCGAGGCCCCTGATTATCTGGTGGCGTACGTGCTCAAGAACGCGCCGTTATCGGAGGTAGAGGGCCTGAATTGGCTAGGCAAAAACACGGTATCTTGGCTAGTAAAAATCCAAAAGAAAAGGGAGTGATCCTCTCTTTGTCTGATTGAAAGCGTCCGTATCTTATGGAAGAACAAGAATACCTCGACCCTTCCTCAAAGATGACGGAGGCCCGAATGAAGCAACTGCTACCGGATTACCTGAGCCATTTACACTCCCTCGACCGCTCTCCTCTGACTATCGCCGCGTACCGACAACGTATCAATTCTTTTATTCAGTGGCGCGGAGAAAAGCCGCTAAACCTGCGCCTGCTGCAAGATTACAAAGACTACCTCCAGTTGGAGAGGGTCGGCAGGGAAGGGGAAGGGTGTCGTCCGCGCACCATTCGCCTCCATTTCGCGGCGCTCAACTCGTTCTGGCAGTACGCTGCCGCCCACGGCTACCGGGACCTGCCGCCGATCAAAGAGGTGAACCAGCCGCGTCTCGACAAGGAACGCGTCTCCTGGGTGAACGGTGAGCAGGCGGAAAAGCTGGTGAAGGCTGCCGCAAAGGTCGGCAGGGAAACCGCCGACCCGGAATATCGCGAATACCTGCACTGGCGGGCCGAGATGGTCATCACCTTGGGACTGGTGCTGGGCCTGCGCCGGGTGGATATCATCAGCGTGCGGAAGGCGGATTACATCCGCACCGACAAGGGAGCGCACCTCCGCATTCGCTCCTCAAAGGGAGGCGAGACGCGGACCATTCCGGTTCCGGCGTTCGCGCGCGAGAAATTCGAGGCGTGGATCAAGGTCCGCGATGCCCGCTGTAAGCGCTTCAAGCGCGAAACTCCGCTACTGATGATTGACCGGGCCTGCCACGGGATGGGCGACTATGCGCTGTACTCTGCGCTCCGGCAGGTGGTGGAAGCGGCGGGCCTGTCTGCTGAGCACATCCGCCCGCACGCTCTGCGTCACGGGTGCGCGACGTATCTCCTGCGGATGGGGGTTGATCCCGAGACGGTGCGGCAGATCCTCGGGCACGCGAATATCGCGACCACCTGGAAGTACGTCCACACCGACTATGGCGCCATGGAGCGGGCGATGGAGGAGTTGGGCGAACGGATGTCCGGCCAGCGGAAGGGGCCGCAGAAGCCCCGGAATGACCAGCAGCCGGTGAAGCGACGGCCACCGCTACGCAGTCCTCGCAGGCGGAAGGGGACCGGCAACTGATTTCTTGCCCACCAGAGGTCGGGTGAAGTGTTCTCTGGTGGGTTCCGGGGCTGCGGGAGGTAGTTCTGTAGAAAGGACGGTGAGGGGATGGAAGCGATCTTGGAGCGAGTCGAAGTACCGTTAGCGACCACTGAGGAGCTACGCGTACACTTCGAAAGGACGAGAGCAATTAATATGCGGGGGATGCCCGCAGAAGAGCGTGGCGCGGTGGTGAGCCGAATCCTGGGTGACGGGAAGCAACTCGTCGGTATTTCCCTGACAGCGCGCTATCCGAACTTCTACGTCGTGCGGATTGATAGCAGTTGGGACATAGATGGCGAGGACTGGAAAGAGCAACTAGAAGAAATCCGCGATGCCATTGATGCGGATTACCGCCTAAACGAGGCAGAGGAAGAGGAGTACCAGGCTGAAAATAAGGCCCCAGTGTTTCCCGAAACAGACAGTGGGGATGATTGCGGCGGCTGCGTGTGGTTCCCGCTGGAGTGGCCCAATCCCGCACGCGCTGATCAGTCCGTAACCTCTGCTGGCACAAAATAGAATGTTCTTGGGGGATCGCTGATGATGAACCGCTACCAGCTCGCAGGCGCAGCGGCGTATCGCATGGGGTTGGCGCTTGGGGAGTGCGTCTGGACCGGGGCGAAGGCGCACGCGTGGAAGGTGGGGTGGTGTCTGGCTTGGAGCGAGGATGAGGAAAGGATGGTGGGGGATGAACGAGCGACAGAAAGCATTACTGGCGGAACTGCTCGAAAGCCGCGCCCGTGAGGTCTGCCCGCATTGCGCGGCGGGGGTAGGCGTAGAACTGAACGACTTGCGAAACTACGCCTGGCACGATAACGACGTGGAGTGCTGCGCATACGAGGAGTTGTGGATTGCCGCGAGGGTGCGGGAAGAACTGCCGCAGGAAGAGGTTGCTGTGGCCGCCTAGTTCTGTGCCCCTTCCCTGCGCCACAATCGTATCTGCCGCCCCGGATCGGGTCGAGGAACAGCCAGGCGATGGGCAGGCGGGAGCGGTGGCGCGCTGATTTGGGCGACAGAAGAGACAATTCTGTGGGTGGGAATGGAGGGTGAGGGGATGAGGGAGACGCAAGCAGGGAAGAGCCCTGACACATGGATCGCTTCAGACGCCGAGGGGCGCAAGCGACAGCGGGAGTTTATGCAGAACGTGCTGCGAAAGGCCGAAGCACAGGGTATGGCGGAAGATAATCCAGTCCTGTCAGAGCTGCGAGAGAAGCTGCGTCGCCTAGGCAACTAGCCCGTACGCAGCAAAGCCCCCTGCTGGTACGCGCGTACCAGCAGGGGGCTAATCGTTCTCGCGGTGGCGTACGGCGCGTCGCTCACAGCGGACGCACAGCCACCGCACCGGGCGTTCTTTCCTCTCCCCGCCTTTCATCGTCTCGAACGGATAGGTGCGTTCAGTGCGCGGGAACAGCCCCTGGCGCACCTCCGGCCACTTCAGGCGAGAGCCGCACACCTCGCAACGCCAGGGGAGTTTTACGAGCATGGCGCTCTTTGCGCCGCTGCGTCCGGTTTCTCCTCCAGCCGCCTCCGCCCCCAACGCTGCGCGGGCAGTTCCAGCCGTTGGTAGCAGAGATGCGCCAGCGCCAGGGACACCGGTACGGCCAGCGCCAGGATGAGCAGCGGCGAGTGCAGCCTGCGCAGCGGGACCGTCAGCCAGTACCACACCAGCGGATGGAGCAGATACAGGGAATAGGAGACCCCGCCCAGCCACCGGAGCGCCCTGGCAGGCCAACCCGGAAGTGGCCGGCCCCAGGTTGCCGCCGCGAAGCACGCCGCCAGCGCCAGCAGGGAGAACAGCAGCCGCGCCCAACCAGAGACAAGCGCGGCAGGGGTCGCCGCAGGCCAGGAGACGAACAGCAGCGCCGTCGCCAGGGCCAGCGCCTGAAGCGGGAGGGCAGGGAGTTTCGGGTGCGCCCGCGTGAACAGCCCGATCCCCACGCCGCCCGCGAAGAAATGGATCTGGTTCAGCGGATGCACGTACGCGACCCACTGCTCCGGCAGCGGCACGGCGGGCGAGAGGACCCGGAACGCGAAAAACGCGGTCAGCGCCGCCATGCCCACCGCTACCAGCCACCGGCCGCGCGAACGGAGCGCCAGCAGGAGGAACGGAAAAAGGCTGTAGAACACCAGCTCGTTTCCGATGCTCCACCCGCCCACGGTCAGCGCTGCGTGTGGCTGCACCCAGGCGAACAGCAGGGAGAAGTTCAGCAGCACCCGTAGCGGATCAGGGGCGAGCGCCGGGTTGTGGCGCAGGGCGGCGACCCACAGGGGCGGTAGGATCGCCAGGAAGGACGCCAGCCAGAAGAGGGGCACGATGCGCCAGAACCGCTTAGCAGCAAATTCGCGCAGGAATGGGCGATTTACTTCCCGGTTGGCGTATACCAGTCCCAGCGCCGCGCCCGAGAGGACGTAGAACGCGGAAACCCCGTAGATGCCGAGGCGCTGCAAGGTCTGGTTCAGCGGCCACGGTAGCATTACCCCGGCCCAGGAAAGGTAGTGGTACGCCATCACCGAGAGGGCCAGCAGGCCCCGCAGGTAATCCAGGGTTTCGTTGCGGGGCTTCGGTAGCATACGGCGCTGTTATTCGCCTGGAATTGGGCCGTATCCTGCAAGATAAAGTTGTGTTTCAGTGGAAGGGGGAGGTGTGACGTGCGAGATAGGCTGATCTGGGTCGTAGGCGGGCTGGTGGTGTTGCTGTTCCTCTGCTTCGTCTGGCCGACCCGCTACATCTATTTCCAGAGTGGCGAGTGGGCACCGTTCCGCCGCGTGGATCGGATCACGGGGCGGGCGCAGAAGTGGGTGACGACGGCTGAAAAACCGCAGGGTAGCTGGCGCTAGCGCCGAGGCTGCTTCGGCTTCATCCGCTCCAGGGAACCGCGCAGCCGGGTAGCGAAGTCTCGTGCCTGCTCCTCTCGTCGCGCCTTCTCCGCGCCCTTAGCATCCGCCGCCCGGCGCAGCATCCGGATCAGGTTCTTCACACGGGGATCGCTCCCACGGTTCAATTCCTCGGCGCGCTTCAGGTCGTACTGCACATCGCGGGCGTTGTAGAGCGGAGGACGCTTCGTCAGGCCGAGAGCCGCTTCCCCGGTGCCGCGCAGGCTGTCTGGTTTCCCGATGTCCGAAGCGCGGAGCGTCAGATCGCCCAACCCGCCCGTCATCCCGCGGATTACGAAGTCGATGCTCCGCGCGTCCTGCTTGATGACGGACTGGAGCGCCTGCCCGATGCGTGAGGCGTTTTTGGTGCCTTCCCGCAGTTCCAGGGCGCGGCCTGCCTCGTGCTGCGGTACGATCGGCCTGTCTCGGAACAGGTCCCGGTTAGCCTTTGCTTCCACCAGGGGCCCAACACCGCCCAGGATCGGCACATCTTCCACCGGCATCAACTGCTTCGACAGGGTGCCGCTGTAGCCCTCAAAGGCCCGCTTGTTCCCGAAGGCGCGGTCCAGGGTTCGCTCCACGCCGGACGCCAGCACGCCCAACTCGTGCGGCTTGGGAATGCTGATCCAGCGGTCGCCCGCCTTGAAGTTCCAGAACAAATCGCGCTGATAGGTGGGTAGCTGCTGGTACTCCTTCATCGTGCCCGCCGCCTGGTTGTAGGCGTAGACGGCCAGCGTCGGCGCGACCACGTAGCCTGCCCACTTCGCCACGAAGACGGCAGGACGTTCCTTCATCAGCCGCACCGAGCGCCGTAGACCCTGCACCTGTGCGTTCGTGAACGGCACGTAACGGTTGATTTCCCGCACCAGCGCCCCGGCCTGCGCGAAGTCGATCAGTTCCCGCGCCTTGTTGGCGGCGTACAGTTGCGCGTCCCGCTCACCGTAGCCCAGCCGGTCGGTCGCGTACTTCAGGGCGGCGTTGTATTCCGCGAGCCGGTTCGCCTGTTCCGACTTCTCCCCCAACTCCACCGCCACCCGCCCCAGGTCTTGCAGGCCAACGACAAGCATGTTCTTGTCCTGCGCCAGCTTCCGGATGATCTTCGTCTGCTCCCGGTGGTAGTTCAGCTTGTCCTTCAGGTAGTGGCCCGCCTGGGAGCCGCCTGCCAGTTGCAGGTCATCGCGCCCCACCTGCGTTACCCCTGCCGCCAGATCCCGCAGGCCGCTGTCTACCGGCGAGGATACTTTCCGCTCGATGGTGTCCCGGATGAAGTTGCGGATTGCAAACGCGGGGCTGTGCGTGATCGCCGCCCGGGTGAATGAGGCGAGGTAGGTAGGGAACCAGTCGGTGGGGATGCGTCCCCAGTTCTGAAGCGCCTGGTAGATGCCGTCGTCAAACTTCCACTTCTCGGCCTTGCCGTCCACGTAGATCGTGATGAGGTTCGGCTCGGTGGAACTGGCGGGCACGCGGTTGCCGATGGCGGACAGGTCAATCGGCTTGCCCTGGTGGATGCCGCGCGGGTTCACCAGCAAGTCGCGGAACTTCCGCATGGCAACGTTCCGGTCGGCTTCCTTGATCGCCCGTGCCGTCTGCTCCATCAGGTTCGCATACGGGTTGTCGATGGTCTTCGCGCTACCCTTAAACTGCTGGATCACCTGTGAGGCGCTGCCCAGCTTCTTGCCGCTTCCGGCTGCCGGTCGGCCCGGTACGGAGGTATCTTCCCCTAGCACTCGATGCAGGTCCACGTAGTACGGGTTTTCGTCGCGGATCGCCTGCACGGCTTCCTTCGAGTAGCGGCCACTCTCCGCCAGGTAATCCAGCAGGCTGTCGGACCACTCCCGGTACAGCTTCGCCGCTGCCTCGATGCGGGCACGGTGCGCGGCGGGTCGAGCCAGGTGTTCCCCGATCACCTTCTCCGCTTGCAGCACGTCCGGTTCCAGGCCACCGCCTGCGCCGGTCACGGTGGGCGCGTAGAGGGAGCCGCCTGCCGCCTTCGCCTTCTGTCCAACGTGCTTCGTGCGTTGGGCGATCATATAGGCGACCACTTCCGCCTGTTCTCGCCGCAGCGTCGCTTCCGTCGAGCGGTCCAGCGGTTCCAGGAGTTTCGCAAAGCCGCCTTCCAGGCTGGCGATGCGCTTGCCCTGAGTGTCGACCATCCCCCGCTCAAAGACGTTCTGGATCTTCCCGTTTACACCCGCGTGCAGCCGGATCAGCAGCGCCGGGTCGTCGCTCGGCAGCGGTGCCTGCTTCCCCTGCAACTCCTCGGCGCGGGCAATGCCCCGCATGATCGGGTCCAGGTCATCCAGCACCATCGCCCGCAGTTGGTCTACCTTCGTTGTCTCAAAGCCGGTGCCGGTGCCGCGTACGGCGGTCTGCGCCTGCTCCTTCAGGGGAACCTTCGTCGGCTCCATCCGCACGTTCGCCAGCAGGCGGTCGGTCGCGGGCATCCCTTGCAGCTTGCGGATTTCGACGCCGGAGGAGATGAGCGCGCGACGGATATCAGCAGGCACTTCCCGCTCGAAGTGGGCGAAAAATGCGGGCGCTTGCTTTTTTGCTTCGGCAGGGTTGAGGATGTACGCTCGGGTGAACTCCGCAACCGCCTCCAGCCGCTTTCCGGCCAGCGTGGACATCGGAGAGCCGTGCTGCGAGAAGTGGGGGAGCAGTTCCGCGTCAAAGGGGGAACGGACCCGCTTCTGGTTCCACGGCTTCACCAGGCCGAAACGATCATCCAGAACGTGGCCGATTTCGTGCGCCGTGGTGGAGAGGTTGCCGGAGTTGCGGATAACGGTCTTCGTGCTGCCGGGGTAATAGGTGCCCCTGGCTCCGCGCGAAGGCGTGCCGATCTGGATGCGCTTGTTCACCGCCGCGCCCAGGTCCGTGACGATTTCCGCGAGGCGTTTCGTGCTGCCGCCAGGGAGCGGAGCCGGTTCGATGCGCGGGCGCGTGGGCGGGGCTTTCGAACCGCGAGCGTTCAGGCCACCTTCGGAAAGTTCAGTGATGGGGGCGTCTGGCTTGCGGCGGCGTAGCAGTTCCGTTTCTGCGCGTCCAACCTGCGCGTCAAGCGCGCCCCATTCCGTTTCCAGGGCGTCAATGCGGGCCGCGATTGCCGTTTCCTGCTCAACGGTCTTGGCGGCATCCAGCTCCGCTTCCAGCTTCTCCAACCGCGCTTCGTAGCTCGCTCCTTCCCGCCGCAGCCGTGCGGTCGCGTTCTGAAGCTGCGCCTCTGGCACGCTGGAAAGGTCGCCTTCTGGCAGTTCCGTAGAGGTTCGGGGCGCGGTGACAAGTTCACCCTTGCGCGGCTTCGGCTGTGCACTTTTCGGGGGTTCCGGTGCTGTTTTGGGCACTCTCCCCACGGCTGCGGCGGGTTGTGGTAGGGCTTCCGCCTTCGCTGCCGCCGCCCTGGCCCGCTCCTCTTTCCGGTAGCGCACAAATGCTTCCGTCGAGGAACCGGGTGCGGGCGTCTTCCAGCCCGCACGGATCAGGTCTTCTGTCGGCTGGTCATACTTCGCCGTCTTGAGCATACTCTCCAGCGTGGCGACCTGCTGCGGCGTGAGGTCATAATCCCCCTCGACGTTCTTCGTCAGTTGCCCCAGCTGCTTCCGTAGCTCGGCGCGCGGCAGCTTGCCCCTGGTCGAGACGCGCCCGATGAGCTGGTCTAGCGTCGGCTTGTCGATGGTGCCGGGGCCGGTAGCGGCAGGCGGCGCGGCTTCTACGCGGGGCGTAGGGGCGGGCTTCGGCTTGGGCGGGAGAGCGGGGCGGGGCGTCGGCGCTGGGGGCTGAACCGGTTTGGGCGTAGGGGTCGCTGCGGGCGGCGGTTCTGCTACTGTTTTCGGCTTGGCCACCCGCGCTTTCGGGGCCGGTGGTGGGGCAGCAGGCGGCGCTTTGCTGGCAAGGTCGGGATAGTCTGCCAGCACCTGCGGCGGCACGGTTTTTCCGTCCGCGAGTGCCTGTTCCACCAGATCGCGATGCTGCGAGGCTCGCCCCTCTGCCCAATCCCGGTCGAGGAACTCCATCTGCAGCCGGGTTTTTGGCGGCTCTCCAGCAACCGCCAACGGCATCTCCTGCAGGTTCTCATCCGAAAGCATCCGAGAGCGCCGCTGGTTCAGCATGTGCGCTTCCTGGCGTGTCAGCGGGCGGTCGTATTCGGAACCCCACTTCATCACGCCACGAGACGGAGAGCGGAAGTACGCCTGATCCTTCCATTCCTTCAGGGTGAGGGTTGGCGCTTTCGCGTCCAGATCATCCAGCGCGGCCTGCACCTGCCGCCACTCGTCTTTGATGAGACCGAGCCGTTCCGGATCAGCAGCCTTCGGCTTCGGCGTGATCTTTTCGCCGGTTGCGCGGTACGGTCCAACTGGCGCATAGGTTTCCGGCGCACGCAATTCTGTCTTCACCGCCTGCGCCTTGGTCCCGTTGGGCGCGGTCAGATGCACGATCCCCTTTTCGTCTACGCGCTCCACCTTGAAGCGGACCTTGCCCGAGAGACGCGGCGCTTCCACTTCCACGCCAGGGGTGAGGCGCATGGAGCCGGTAGCGGTTTCGAGCGTCGGCACTCGCGCAGCAGGCTTACCCTTACCGGGGGAGACAAATCGGCCAGCGGTGCCCCGGTCCACCGGCAGGCTTCCCTCCGGACGCGGAGGCGCGGAGGTGCGTGTTGCCTCCGGACGGAGGGGCGCGGTACGGGGCGGGATCTGCGGAGCGCCGAGACGTGGGCGAGCGAGGAACCGCGAGAGGGCTTCGCCGCCAGCGCCCAGAGCGCCGCCGCCAAAGCCGCCTGCGCCAATGCCGACAAACCCCTCCCATGCCAGGTCTTGCGGCGTGGCGTTCGGGTCTACCAGCTTGCGCGTCAACGGCTGCTGGATACCGCCGCTCACTGCGCCTTCGGTGCCGAGACGAGCAGCGGCCTGTACGATCGGGTTGCCGATGCGGGAGAGCGGGCCAGCGAGTGACTGCGCGGCCTTACCGCCGACCGCTGCCGCGCCAACGTTTACCGCCACATCGAGAGCGATATTCCCGGCCCGGTCCCGTTCCGCGAACGGTCGGCGTGCCTCAAACTCCAGCGCCGCCGCCAGGTTCTGCTGCTGAAAAGGGGTCAGCTTCACGCCGCGCTTGGCGAGTTCTTTCCGCACTGCCGCCGCATTCATCCCCTGGAAGGCCGCGCGGAAGTCCGGCGCGTGGCGCATCTCCCCGGTGCTGGTTTCGATCAGCTTACCGGAGCGGGAGATACGCGGTTGGATAACCTGCTGCGCCAGCGTGTTTTGTAGCTGCGAGAGTTCCTGCACCTGGCGCGCAGCCACTTCGGGACGCGCAGAGAGGATGCTGAAGGCGGGAGCCTTCCCAGCAGCCACGTCTCTGCGCCAGCCGGTAAGCTGTTCGTCGCTGCGACCGGTGGCAATCGGCGCGAGAGCCTGCTGCAAGCCTCGACCCAGGTGTTCCCAGCCCTGACGGGCGCGCGTCGGTTGGCGCAAGGCGGGGTTGTAGGCGCGCGGGCCTGCGGGGTCGGGGATGGTGGGGCGTGGCGGTCCAGCCTGCTCGGGCGGGATGATCCGCACTTCTTCGCGCGGCGTCTGCATCCGCCCCTTGGCTGGCGGGCCACCCGGAGCCATGCCCGCGCCAGGGATCGGCGGGAGCATCGGCACGCCCCGGTTCGCCATCGCAGGCGTCAGGCCGGTGGCGGGGGTGCTGGTCGGGCGGGCGCGGCCTTCCGTGGTCGCAATCTGTCGCGCCAGGTCTTCGGGGGAGATTTCCTCCGCAGGGGCGGCAGCGCGCTTCCCGGCCCGGCCTTCCGTCTCCGCGATTTCGCGGGCCAACTCTTCGGGCGTCTTGGCGTACGGGCGACCCCAGGCGACGTGTACGTGGTCGTAATGCGCTTTGCGGGTGACGGGGTTCTTCGGGGCGCGGTAAGGGGTGTGGATCAGTTCGGCGAGGTCTTTGCCGTACAGTTCATCCACCTCCCGTGCGAATGCGAGCATATTCTCCGGCTTGCCGCCGAAGTCTCGCGCCCCGCGCCGGGGTCGATCCGTGGAGAGGTGGTAAGAGTTCTCCGCTAGCGTGCGCCCGCCTCGGATCAGGTCGTCTTGCTGCTTCCGCGTGCGGACCCCGGAGCCGGGGGTAACACCGTGCTTGGCCGCGATCCGGTTCAGCGCGGCATCCCAATCATCGTCATCGACCACCGGAGCAACGGGGGACACGGCCCGCGCCTGGCCCACCTGACGCGCCCGCGCCATCGCCGCATCGACCGGCTTCGGGGCAGCGGGCTTCAGTCGCCCCTCTTGCTCCGCGATCTGGCGGGCGAGTTCTTCCGGGGTCAGCATCTACTTTAGCCCCACGTTATCGGCCTTCCGTGCTGCCTCGGCGGGGGAGTAGCCCTGCCGCCGCATCTCGGCGATGAACCGAGAGCGCGCCTGCGTACCACCAGATACTCTGGGGCGGGCGGTAGGCCGCGCGCTGGATGCGCCACCCTGCACCGCGCCGGGAGCGTTTAGTGCCTCATCCTTCATCCGCACCAGGTCTAGCAGATTGTCTTCCAGCGCGTCGGCGGCGTCGTCCTCGCCGTTCGTCCGTAGGCGGTTGATCTGCCCTTCCAGTCGCCCGATGCGCTGGTCCAGCCCGCGCACAGTCGCGGCGGTCTTCGGGTTCAGCTTGGCGAGTTGCTGCTGCGTGTACGCGGTCCTAGCGGCGCGGTAGGGAGCCTCGGCGTCGAACTGGCGGGCGTCCTCGTTGATGCGGTCCCGGCCCAGCCCCAACTGCCCGGCCTGATAGTTCTCGCGCCCCTCGTCAGCCCGTACGCGGCGGGTATAGTCCAGCGCGGCTAACTCATCGCGGCGGTCGATGCTCTGGCCCTGCTTGCGCATGTAGTCGATGCGAGCCTTTACCTGCGCCCCGGTCAGCCGCTTGGCATCGATTTCAGCCCGCAGGGCGTCCATCTTCGGCCCACGCATCAGGCGTTCCGTCTCGGTGCGTTCCTGCGTGTAGCCGGTGTTAGCCCGCGAGGCCGCTTCTGCCGCCTGACTGGCAGCGATGGCGGCGCGGGACTGTTCCAGATCTGCCTGCACGCGCGGGTTTGGCCCCAGTCGTTCCAGTGCCGAAGGCGGGCGCGGGATGGGCGGACCCAACTGCGGCGCGGCAGCCGTCATTGCGGCGGGAATACCGCCGCCGCCACCGATGCGGGTCAGCCCGCCGAATAGCTGCTGGAGCTTCGCCTGCACGTCGGGCGGGATACCCTGCGGTTGTGGCGCGCCGCCCAGTTGCGCCTGCGCGCCGGGAATGAGGGCCGGTTCGTAGCCGTGCCCGAGAAGTGTGGTGCCCGAGGAAATGAGGTTGCGCCGCTCCTGTTCCGCCCGATCTGCTTCCGCGCGCCGGTCCAACCCGCTCTGCTGCACATTCTCCAGCGCGAGACGGTTCTCATGGTCCAGCTTCGCTTTCGCCAGCATCCGCTCCAGCGCAATCGCGGCAGGCGTCCTTCCCGGCGTGATCGGTGCGGCGGCAGGCGAGAGACGCAGCTCCTCATCGGGAAACGCGCCCTTGCTGAACGCCGCCAGCGCGCTTTCACCACCAGGCACCTGAAGGCGCGGTCGCAGCTTCCCCTGCGCGTAACCGCCCGCCTGGTCCAGGTGTGCGAGCGCGTTCTCTGGGTCTACCTCGGCCCGCGACTGCGCCAGGCGTGCCAGCAGGGCCTGCTGCCGCTCAGCCTGGGCGTCCGCGTGCTGCCGCGCCTGGAAGTCCTGCGCCTGCTGGTAGCGATCATCTTGCCGCCTGCGGTCTGCGCCGATGGCGAACCCCTGGCCTGCCTGCTGCAAGCCCGCGAAGAGGCCCTGGAGTGCGGCAAGGGTCTGGTCGCGCTTCCCGCGCCAGGGTGGGTATCCAAAAGACACGTTCGCCTCCTACCTGCGCCGACTGCCGAACGGGTTCCAGCCCATCGAGCCTGCCAGACCTGCCAAGCCACCCAGGCCGCCCAGCACGCCGCCGAAGAGGTCGCCAAGCCCGCCGCCCTCCTGCGAGTCTCGGTACGCTTGCTCTTGCAGGTCCAGTTGGCGAAGCTGGTTCGCGAGTTGCGCGGCCAGCCCTTGCTGCCCGGTCGCCAGCGCCTGGCTGATCTGGAGCTGCATCTCCTGCGCGCGGCTCTGCCGGTCTTCCTCACGGTTGAACAGGTCGCCGATCACGCCGGTACGGGCTTGCGCCCCCGCGCCGGCCAACGCGCCCAGGCCGGAAGCCATGCCGCTGCTGGTTCCCAGGCCGCGTTCCTGCAACTGGCGCGTCAGGCTGCCCTCTGCGCCCTGTAGCTGCTGGCGTAGGGCGTCCAGTTGCGGTGCCAGGTAGTGGGCGCGCTCCGTGTCACTGAAGCGGTCGGTGTTCGCCTGCTCCCGTAGCCGTTCCAGGGCGGGCTTCAGGTACTCCCCCCACATCTGCTGCTGGCGACGGAACGCCTGATTAGCGGAGCGTTTCCCGATCTGGCGCGGGTTCAGCCGGGGCGGCGTGCGTCCCCCGTAGCTCATCCCCGTAGGGTCGGGTTGCGTGGGAGCCTGGAGCGCCATCTCCTGCGGCTGCATCTGCGACGGTTGCGGCTGGATCGGCACCGGCAGGTTGCTCGCGCCCATTTGCGGACGTTGTGCGAGCTGCGAGGCCAGGCCGCCACCAAAGCCGATCCCTGCCCCTTGCTGCGGCGGCAAGGGGAGTGCGCCGCCGCGTGCCGGCAGGGGCGACGTAGCGGGCAGAGCGCCACCCAGCGCGGAACCAAGGGGCGGTTGCGGGCGCGGGACTTGCGGCGTGATGCTGCCGAAGGGACCGCTCACCACCGGGCCGCCTGGCTGGCGACGCTTCCGCAGTTGTGCGGCGAGGCCGCCCGAGAATTGAAGGGCCATTGAATTACCTCTCTACCGGCTCGTAGGTCGCCTTGAAAATGTCGGGCTTCACCGGGTAGTAGTGGAATCCGTCGCCTTCCGGGATGATGTAATCACCATCACATAGGCGAACAGCTTGGTCCTGGTGGATCGTGTGGACGTGAGGTGCGTTGTCGAATTCGGGAGTAAAGCAGCGGCAGACACCCGGCACGCTTTCTCCGCTGAACCACTGGTGAGCCTCTACGACGACTGGCTTCTTCCGCCAGAGCGTCACCCTCGGCTTCTGTTCCGGCATCTCGCAGCCTGGCTTGCCGCACCAGGGAGTTCTAATTGAAGGGTTGCAGACACACATTATCTCACCTCACCTTCGGCGCATAAAACCCCACGCCACCACTCCGCACCCTCATCGCCACGTCCTGCTCCCCGCTGATGCCCCACTGCACGTAACGGGCGCGGCGCACCGGCAGGCGTGGCTGTAGCGTCACGATCCCCGCCGTCTGTGCGCCGAGGGAAGCCGTCTTCTCCTCCGTCGATGCGCCCCGGTCCAGCACCACGGAAAGCGTTACTTCCTCGCCGGGAGCCGGGTCCAACTCCGCGCCGAGATACACCAAGTCAGCCGTCTTCCCGCGCGCCATATCCACACACGGCCCGGTGTAGCTCCAGGCAATCAGGTCGCCGTTGTCCGTCTCCAGGTCCGCGCCCGCTGCGCTCCGATGGAGCCGCCACACGCGACCCACCGCCACATCGCCGCCGAGGAGTTCGCCGTCATCCCCGCCGCCGCGCTTCAGCGTGTGGAAGACCGAGAAGCCCCAGTCCTCGTAGCGGGTCCAGCCGGGGCGCGTCGGGTCCTGCTTGTTCGTGAGCGCCCCTGGCTGCTGGAGGTCCAGCACCACGGCGGCATTGTTCACCGTCGAGCCAGGGGCGGTATAGCTGACGTGCAGTCGTTCCCGCTCGTCTATCCCGAAGGCGGTTCGGTGGCGGTAGGCTTTGGGGATGGCGCGCAGGCGGGTGGCGACGGGTTCGGAGACTGTCCAGGTAGAGAACTGTTGATCCGCGCCAAACGATAGCGCGAGAGCTCTGATACCGTCGGACGCAAGGAATAGGAGCAGCCTCCCGTACGTTCCCACGCCCCAGCGAGCATCAAGACCGACACTTGCCCGCTTACGGAGTATGAAATCATCCCAGCCCGTCCCTTCTAGGGTCCAGATAGACCGCTCGCAGAAGATTACCGCGTTCCCGTCGATGTCAATTATACGGACAATCGCGTCCTTCTCTCCCAGGTCGATGAACCCACCCGCCAGCGGGTCAGCCGCGTCCTGCGCCGAGGCAAAGGCGTGTGGCCGCCCATAGTAGGAGAGATACAACGACCACGGGCGGTACTCCCCGTCGATGATGCACGCCCCGGCCAGCATCCGGTTCCCCACAATGGCGTATGTCTTCGCGTGGGGCGGGTCGATCTGGTACTGCGTGGTCAGCGTCTCTGCGCCTTCCAGGAGCAAGTCGGCGTCAGAGCGTTGATCCTCGTACGTCGCCAGCACGCTATCGTTGGGGATTTCCGCCACCAGCAGCGGCTTCGCATACGGCGCGTCGTCCCTGTGGCGGTAAATCCGCACATGGGATACGTCTGCGCCGCCATACGACACCAGCAGGTCGATGGAGTACACTCGATGCTGCGGAGCCAGCGTGACTACCCCCGCATTTGAAGGCGCGCTTTCGTACAGCCGGTCCTCGTTGTAGTGGGTCATGTAGTAGCGGTACGTGTCCGCTTCAAAGCCCGCCACGAGGTAGATGGGGCCTATCAGTATCCCGTAGGGGTAGGTAATCCCCGCGCTTGGCCCCGACACCCAGGCAATCGCTAGCCCGGTGGAAGCGTCGCGGTCGGCGGGATCAATCGAGGAGATGTCTACCTCGTGCTTTTCCCAGGACCAACCGACTTCAGCGGAAATCGTCGGGTCGATCCACTGAATGACCCCCGCATTGTCCATGATCCCGATCTGGATCATCGTGCCGGGGCCGGAAATGCCATAGAGGGAGAGGCCGATCTTATCCACCTGCGAGAGGTCCAGGGTTGCCCCCGCAGACCACTGCGCCTCCAGATATTCCCCCTCGGAAACGCTGGTCGTCGCGATGATATGCAGGACCGGCGTGCCGCCCATCGTCAGGTCGTTAGCGGTCAGGTCGGGATCTGAAGCTGTCCAATCGGTCGCGTCCGCGCAATCCTGGCCCACAACAACCGTGGTGGTCGGCGTGTTCAGCACGGGCGGGATCGGGCTTTCTACCGGCTCCGCTGGCTGCGAGGGATCGCCATCCCAGCGATACAACCCGCCGATGTAGTTCCCGATGTATACCCGGTCCTGAAACGGGGTGAAGTCGACGCCATCCGTGCCCGCTATACTCATCCCCAGGTCGTGGACAAAGCCCGCGCCCTGGTCGGCAAAGGTACCGTTGACGCCCGCCTGAAGGAGAATGCGGTCGCTGCCGTCCTTGGGATAGTAGGCGTGCAGGCCCAGGATCGGGAAGTTCCCCGTGTTCGTCGCGGCGTAGGGGACTTTGCCCAGGCGCTTCCGTAGCACTTCCCCGCGAAAATCAACGTTCAGGCACGCGGCGGCGCGGTCGGCGTCTAGCTCCGTGGGGTCCGTGTCCTCCACCACGCCGCGAAACTGGCTGATGGTGAGGTCGGTTGCGCCGTAGAGGCCGCGTGGCATTTAGACTTTCGCCCCTCTCGCAATCCCTAGCGCCCTCACAACGGTCATACAGTCGTCGCAAAGGCAGGAATTTCCAAAACCGTCGCTGTGAAGTAGCGGGTTCTTACCGCTGACAAGTGATTGATTGAGGAGCAAAACCGCTTTCTTCAGTTCCGCTAGATCCTGGGAGTGGTCACGTTCCAGCTTCTCGGCAATGGCGATGGCTTCAAACTCGGTGAGGCGTGTCTGGCTTAAACCGTCGCCGTCTTCTAGGCCGTAGACAGTTCCAGGAAAGCCTTCCGCTAGTGGAATGCCTTCGCTCCAGTGCTCGAAATTGTTGTGCCTCTCCCGGTTCAGCACTTCCACCGCTTGCTCAAGCGTCATCACCACTCCTCCACATACTGCACGCGTCGCACCCCGCCTGGCCGCCGCGAGCGCTGCGCGATGTCCCGCAGGCGGTCCTCGGCTTCCCTGGCGTCGCGACGCGTTTCTTCTACTGGGGCATCGGTGCGCCCCCGGTTCCGGTCGATCCGCGCCATTCCCGCCACTACCTGCGTCACGATGCACTGGTGTTCCGCATCCCAGAAGGCGGGAGAGTTCTTCGTTAGCTCGTCCGTCAGCAGCGCCGGGAAGATCCAGCAGCCCACGCGCAGGCCGTCCGTAACGGCAGCGGTCGCGCCCGGCTGCATGATAATCATCAGGGAGCGCCCACGCTCGGCACCGGCCCGCAGGTAGTAGGAAGAGGGAGCGCCGTTCTCAACGTTGGCGAGCGGCCCGCCCCGCACCAGGCCCGCCTCCTCGCGGTAGGTGAGCGTGGTTTCGCTCGTGCCGTCCCAGGTGCGCACCGCATCCGGCACCACCATGTAGACTTCAGGCGGCAGGCCAACGTAGGAGGTGCCCCGATCCCCGACCGGAATATCAAACGTCTTGGTGGTGCGGTACAGGTCACACACCTCTGCCAGGCGCTGGTGTGCCGCGTTGATGAGGTGGTTCAGCGCGTCGTTCGTGTAGACGGCATCTTCCTCGTCATCGAAGAGGCCCAGGTATTCCAGGCGGCACGCTTTACGCAACTCGGAGAGGATCACTACATCGCTCCCGGCGACACGCCATCATCCGCGCCCGCTGCCGCCAGCAAGCCCGCGAAAATCTCCACGTACACGCCCAGGTCTTCCGCCTCCTCTGCGAGCCACGTCGCGCCGCCATCCGCCGACCACAGCACCCGCCCGCGCCAGTTGTAGGGCACCTGCACGCCTCCGCGAACGTGGTAGTTTCCTGCTACCTGGCTCTCTTTCACGTTCGTATTTGAGGGCAATGAGACTATCGCTTCGTTCTCATCCACGATCTTGTAAACAACGCTGTCTTGCAGCCCGGCGTTGTTGCTGCCCAGCTTGGCGAAGGTCATCCGGGTAACGTAGGTAATAGCCATGCTTTAGGTTCCTATCGCGACCCAGCCGACCGTTTCCGTGCCGGTGCTGGCAATGAGGGTGCAGTCGCCCGCGCCGGTCGGCTTCCACCCGTAGAGGGAGAGGTCTGCGCCGGAAGTGGTATAGGTGACGAGAGAGGTGCCGACGCCAGGCGCGACGGACCCCTTCAGGCCCACGATGGCGGCCACGATGGAAGTCAGGCCGGTCGCTACGGTGGTCGGGTTGGAGCCATCCAGCGCCGTCTCGCCCCGCGCCACCTTGTAGCCTGCCGCCGCTCCCCCGATGGCGTTCGCCACCACCGAGAGCCAGCTCGCCGCGCCGCGCACGTCCATCTGCCCGGTGGTCGAGTTGTAGAGCATGATGCCGGGCGTGAAGGCTCCGGCATTGATCGCGTCTCGCTCTGCGCCGGTCATCACCGGGAGCAACACGCCGCCATCCACGAAGGTGAAACCCACGCGGGCCGAGCCGTGCAGGGAACCGTCGAAGCCGAAGTTCACCTTACCGCCGCCTGCCGCGATAATGGAGGTTCCGCCCAATGCGGCTTCCAGCCGGTGCACAAGGGTCTTGGCGCTCGTGCCGTTGAACCACTCCTCCCGCGCACCCCCGGTGGTGTTCGTCCAGAAGAAGTTCCGCTTGGAGAAGCGCTGCGTTTCCGCTTCCAGCGCGTCCACATCCCAGAAGGTGGCGATATCGCCTGCGCCTTCCGCGTACAGGTGCTTGATGCCCTGCGCGCCGCTCAGGCCCAGCGCCCCTACCAGGGAGAGCTTCCGCCCGTTCGCTACCAGATCGTCATCTTCAACCGTGGCGAACGGGACGCTGGCGAGAATATCCAGATCCCCGAACTGGGTCGCGCCCACAACTGATGCGCCTACACTCATGGCTGTTGCTCCGTGGTGGGCGCGTGCCCCAAATGTCGTTCCAGGGTCGCCTGATAGTCCAGCTGCTGCTTCAGGGTCGCCTCGGCGGCTTCCAGGTTCGCCTTGGCGGCCAGCACGTCGATCTGCGCCTGGAGGATGCCCGCCTCTCCTCGCTTCAGGAGCGGGCCGGTGCTTTCCGCCACCTCTGGCGCGGTGAGATGGCGGGGCGCGAACGGTGCATCAGGCATTATCAGGGACCCTCACTAGCGCGAAGTGGATGTCGCGGTACGTGCCGCCTTCCAGGTTGCGGGTGTACCAACTGACCGCGACCCAGATGCCGTCTTCCCCGGCAGGCGCGGGCACTTCGCACAGGCCGGGATAGGCGCTCTCAGTGACAGTGCCGACCTGGGCGAAGCGGTTAATCAGCCCCGTCGCGGGGTCGAGAATATCCAGCGGGCACTGCTGGCCGATGATGCGCCCACTGCACAGCACCCGCCCATCCGAGAGCCGGAGGACCATCGGGCACTGAAACTGGTAGTTCTTGGTCGAGAAAGACCACGGCCCTGCCGCTACGGAGGCCGTGCCCAGGATGTAGGTGGTGGAGCTATCCACGCGCGACATGGAGAGATAGGTATCGTCAGCGAGCTTGATGACCTTCGCTTCGGTAGCAGCCTGGGTGGCGTTGAACCCGCCGATCAGGAGCGTCCAGTCCAATCCGTCCACGCTCGAGTACAAAGCCTGTCGGGAAGGGGTCACGGTGCCCCCGGAGACATAGGCCCCATTCCCTACGCTGGTATCCAGGGACAGGGTAGTAGGCGTCAGAACCGTGACAGTCCAGGTCCCGTTCGCCGCCGTGTTCCCGACCACGTCGGCCACGGCCACCTGCATACCGGTTTCCAGGTCATGCGCGGACGTGGTAGTCACCACGATGGGTGTGGTGTTGCTGGCGTCCTGCACATCCAGTGGGCTTTCGAGGTTGTAGAAGATCGCCAGGAATTCGTCTGCGTCGGTGTACGTGGGCGACCATCCCCACCACCCGCGCAGTCCCACGAGAACCGGCGTACTCCACGTCACTCCGTCATCGGTGTAGGTGACATAGGTTCCCCGCGTGGGGCTTTGCGCGGCGTCTACCTCCAGGTAGTACCAGAACAGCCGTCCCGGCGTGGATACCAGGTGCGGGTCGCGATAGTCCAGGGTGGGCAGGGTGATGGCATCCCCTGTCGTCCTGGCGAGGGTCCAGGTGTCGCCGTCGTCGTCGCTCACCCAGAGCCGCACCACGCCGGGCGGGTTGAAGTGGTCCGTCGCTTCCCGGTAGGTCAGCCAGAGCTTCCCGTTCCAACGCTCGACAGAGGTAAACGCGTTGTGCTTGTCCGTCGCGCCGATCTTCGTATGCTTCTGGAATACCGGCAGGTCGTACCGCTCCCGGTTTGCCAGTCCCCACGCCTGCACTTCAGCGTCGGTGGAAGCCGCGTTGCGATACCACACCCGCCCCGACAGAGAGCCGTTCGGAAGCTGGTTGGTGACCGTGCTGGTGCCGGTGCGCTGCCCGCCGATGGTGGTCCGGTCGAAGATCATCCCGCCCGTATCGGCCAGGGCGAAAGAGGCGTAGAACAGGCTGTCTACCCAGAAGGAGACGGTTTCC